AGACAAAGTCTTGAAGCACAGATCCAACAACTCGAAGAAAAAATAGAACATGAACAAGAAGTAGAAATTGCACAAATAGAAACACAAGAACATTCAGGGACTTATTGTTCCAGCAAATGGTGGTGCTGATGTTCAATGGGAATATGGTAGCGACAGTGTAGGAGTTGTTCCAATGGATGCAGGTGCCGGAATGGTGACCTCAGCTAACGATTTCCTTGAGATTCCTGCAAATGCACCTATTGGGTGCATGGAGCATGATGTGTATCAAGATCTCAGAGGTGCTAACCTTAATTATGATATGCGAAATAAAAACTGGGGAGTTTTGGCTGCTCAGCTTATTCGTTTACCAGCAGTTAATGTAACTGCATTTGCAACTTTCTCAGGAATAGCAGAGGGCTTTGTTGCGCAGAAAGCGGGAGAAAGCACAGCATATGAATCTGTTGTTACACTTGTTGAGTCTCTTGATGATCAGAGTCTTACATTTCCCGAACCACCAAACGGCGGTTATGGCGGTGAGGCGATCTTAACAGATGGACCTAATTTTGATCAAGGTGGAGCACTGATGACGGCAGGTTGTACAGAAGGAGATGCAGGATCAGGAGATTTTCATTGGCTTGGTGGATTTAGCCCTAATGGCAATAATACCCTTGTTATACATGGCGCGTCAGGTTCGCCCGGTAATTCTTGTACTAACCAATTCGGCTCACTTACATCCGGAGCCCAGAAAATCAGCCTTACATATGCAGATGGAGATGACGGATCAGGAGCACCTGTTGGAAGTGATGTTAGTCAAGGGGGAGCTGGAATGTGGCAGGACATTAAATGGGCTGGATATATTGCAGCAATGAAAAAGTATGCATTTCTTACCTATAATGGAGAAAATGGCGATGGTTTTGGTGGACAATTACTTCAGTCAGATGGAGTTGGAAACTGGATGGCACAAGCTGGAGGAGTACTATCACCAAAAACTGCTCAAACAGCAGGTAGACTCCTAGGTATAGATCGTAGATTTTCAAAGGATATGTTAGATGTCGTACAAGGTCCTTATGACCAGAAAGTAGCAGGAACTCAGACATTAGGTGTTCCTGATTTTCTGTATGACTTCGCTAAGACTTGTTTGGTAGGATCAGGCTACAATCTTGCAGCTTTTGGTGGTGGTGGAAAAGATGAAGCTTATGCGATCAAAGCCGCCATTGATATTGGTGTTTTTGGATACGCTTGGATCCAACTTAATATCCGATAGGATTATAAATAACTTAAGGGAGGTCTTTAACCAGTCCTCCCTTATTAACAGATTTAGAGTTACAACAAGTAAACTCCATATAGAGAGTATAACAAGTAGGCAGAGACTGAACTCTGCTTTGTATGTTATCTAAAATCAACAAAGGAGATAATAAGACGTGAAAGTCAGAAAAACAACAAAAAAGCAGGCTCAGGCTCAGCAATTGATCTACGATGTTTTTACCAACAACGGAGTTGTTGGCTTTGAAACAGAGGACAGAGATAAACTCGAACTTCATTTTGATTTTAAGGATGTCTTTAGAATAGATAATGCTTTGGCTAATGAACTACCAGAGTTTAAAGATGTATTTTATACTGAAGATTTAACTAGATATATTGGTACATCCATTACTAGGGTAGTTGAGGAAGCGCTTGAACCAGAACTTTTGGTAGTACCTAATTTGTTTCAACAAATTAAATACGAAGGTCCTGGTAGAACAGTAGAAATTGGATCTCTTGGAGCGATCCATGCCGCAGAAGTACCTGAAGGTCAGGAATACGAAGAAGCTGAATTTAACTATGGACAGGGATATATCATTCAATTGGGAATCGCTAAACATGGTTTGAAAATGCGCGTAACTGAGGAAGTTATAGCAGACAACTTATTCGATGTATTTGGCCTATGGCTTCGTATGGCAGGGAGAGCTTTAGCACGACATAAAGAAGAGTATGCAATTAAATTAATTAATGATAGCGGTTACACCGTATTTGATAATGGTAGTCCTAACGATGCTATTATTGGAACTACCAACGGTAGAAATATTGAAGGCGTACCTAATGGTTCTATGACCACTAGTGATATCTTTGATATGTGGATCTTTGGTTATCTGCGTGGCTTTAACTATGACACGCTATTAATTAATCCATTGGCATGGAAAGTTTTCATGAATGATACTAAACTTCGTGAAACTTTGCTATCAAATGGCGCTGTAGCTTCTAATAGAGGACCAGATGGTTCTGGTAGTAATACCGGCTTTGGTGTGGGTTCTTTTGGTAATAAGGGTTATCAGTATAATTCAACAGGAAATATGTATCCTAACGGTTCACAGATTCCTGGTGTTGATCCTTTTACTACTCAATTGAATCCCTTGGGTTCGACTTTTAATATCGCCCCTAAGTATTTACCCTCACCGCTTAAAATTTTAGTTTCTCCATTCGTAGAGTATAGAGAAGCTAATTACGCAGCGGGGGCGGGTGCTTCGGGAGACGATGATCTTTATGTATGTGACATTATAATGGCCGATTCTCAGAATGCAGGTCTCTTGATGACTAAAGAAGGTGTTTCCATGGATGAATGGAATGACCCTGAACGCGACGTTCGTGCGATGAAAATCAAAGAACGTTGGGGTATGGCCCTCTTAGCACAAGGTAAAGGTGTTGCAGTTGCTAGAAATGTTGCGATCCAAGACAACTTTGACTTTGACAATGTAAATAGTCAGAATCTGAAGGAACTTGGTAGCAAAGATGCTTACATAGCAGAAGACTAAGCAACTATATAAACTAGATTAGGTTGAAGAGGGGAGATAACTCCCCTCTAACCTATGATCATTAATCTCAAGGAGATATTATGCCCAAGAAAGCTAAAGAAGCTGAGAAAGCTAAACAGAGCATCTCACAAAAACCTATTTTCACTATTGGTGACGATGTTAGTAGAGAAAGTATGAAGCAACCTCTTACGGGGAGACTTCCTATTTTAAATACTCATGATGGTCGTTTTGTAAACACTAATACTGATAAGAATCCTTCATATACGAATAGAAATCTTTCGTTTAGTAAGGAAGGTAAGATCTACGAACAGGCATTTACTCTTTTATCCGCTACATCAGCTGTGTCTGTTGAGCAGTTATCTATATCACTTTCTGCTATAGATAAAAAGGATGGAAAAGTAAAGTTTTTAAAAGCATGCTATGAAGTTGAAGAAAGTGGCTCAAATCCCACTATGCATCCTAGACCACAGGTAATGGAATTCTTAACTGATTCGTTATTTGAACTAGGAGAATCAGGTGGAATAGGTAGAGTTACTAAAAGCAACGAAAAAATAGTAAGTGATATAAAACCTGTACGATTCGTAGTCTAACATAGAAGACTAGGCTCATGGCGTTTAACGTTACTGAAGTTATAGCCTATAATGATTCGCAGGTTGCATTCAATGGGATGAATGCTTCTGATGTACCTGTAGATCTTGTTCCTGGATTGGACATCGTATTTAATTCAGATGTTGCATCATCTTCAGTTCTTTCCTATGCTATAAGTTTATTTCAAACTCTTCCCGACGGAACTAGTACCACTCCCGTAGATATATCTTTATCACAGCCCGCAACTAATACGGTCAGGATAAATTCTAGTTCTCAATTAATCCCAAATTCCTCATATAATGTTTATATACCAAGTGGTACGTTTGGAATTACTTCAAGCGAGGGAGAGGCATTATCATCTAGTTTTACATTTTCTTTTAATACAGGGACGGCTATAGTTGAGGTAGAAGACCCAGACGTAGATGTAACTCCCGAGATAGATGTAGATCTGATGGAAGAAATTCCTGAAGATTTATTTTTTGTATCAAGTTTACCAGACCCCGATAGTATCTTACAGTATGGTTCAGGCATAGTAAGTGTTAATTTTAATGGAAGATTACCTGCGGATACTGGAGTAAATATAAGCGCTATGCATCCGTTGGGGTATATATTTGAAACGGCATCATTATGGGTTAAGTATATGCAAGCACCTATTATAAGTGGTGGAGATATTCTTATATCCTCAAAAATTAATGAAGACGAATTATCTGAAGAATTTGGAACTGGTTGGGAAACACGGTTAACTAAAATTGGAGTAGATCCGATTTCCTCAAATAGTATCCCTTATGTTAGTAAGGAGCCCGGAGAACACATTTACTTTTTAGATTTTGATGTTAATAGAATTTTTAATGTGAGTTTTGATATTGACGTTAATGAACTTAAATCAGATTTTAATTTCATGGGATTTTTATATCCATTCTACGGAAGTACAAGGGAATTAAGATTAGATATTGGGCCATTTGTTAATGAATATAATGATTTTACATTGGCTTTAATTATACATAGGCACAGTATAACGGCCGATCAGCTATGGCCACATACTATGCCACTTGTAGTTCCTACAAGAGTTTCTGAATATGTGGCAGCAAGAGCTAAAAAGGATATACTAGCTACATTTTTTACATCTGGAGAACGTATGTCTGCTTTAGGGGATTTGCGTATATCAGGAAAAGATGTATCATCCTATTTAGCGGAACAACTTCAAGCTTTGGATTTAAGGATAGTAGCTCTGGAAAGTGCTATTAGTAAAGGAGATCACAGTACAAGTCCATATACTTACTATAGTCATAAAAGCTTACCTGTGTCGACTACCAGTGCTGCTTTTGGAGCCGATAATGGGACTGATTTTAGCTCTAGACCATTGGGTAGATCTCTTGAGGGTAAATAGCCATGGGATTGTCTTTATGGAAAGGCGCAAATGACGATACCTCTGCGGAGAAGTTAACGTTTAAAAGGATACTTGGTAAATATGGCCATAATGTTCTGTACAGGAGATATGATGTAGGAAATCCTAGTGCGTTTTTTGATGAAACCACTGGCCAGGGAAAGGGAGGACCTTCTTGGGACTATTATGATGAAGTTATAAAAATTAGACATGATCCAATGAGCATAAGAGGAGCTGTTGGTATTACAATACAAAAGTCAAAAATATATGTTGAGGCTCACGTTAAACCAAAAAGATCGGATGTAATAATAGAGTTGGATTATGATTTAAAACCTGATGAGAAACCATATGAAATTTATCATATGACTCACAGAGAAGCTTTTGAAATTGATGAAATTGATGTTAAAAGAGGAATAAGTGGAAAGATAATTTATTACTTGTGTTCGGTTATACCTCACTTAGGGGATTATTAAAATGGCACATAATAAACTACCTCCTACTGATATTCCTAATCAAAACACAATTGACATAACTTTGTATAACGATGGTGTAAAAGGTGTGCAAATGCCTTTGACCATAAACGGGATCGATATAGTTGGAAATTCTAGTCCGTTAGCATATCTAGAAAGACTAAAAAAAGCGTTACATTTATTAAAAGAGGACGTTGAATTCGATGCTGCTTACCCAGAGTGGGTTATAAACAAAGAAACTACCATGAAAGTTGAAAACGGAATCGTATGGTCAATAAACCAAATGTTGCCAGTAAACTTGGATGGTAAGGCGAGAAGAAATCCCGAAACAGGGACAAGAGAGGTAAAACCTCGACTTAGGAAGGATATAACACTTGACGATGGAACGGCTTTACGCATATATGGACAAAAATTTACAGTATATTTTAGATTTGATATTTTTGCAAAATCTCCAGGTGGAGCAGAAGACTTGATTGACTGGTTTCAATTTGGATTTATGGATCACTTTGGGGGCTTGTTTGGGTCCCATAGAACAGTTTTTAATCAAAGATATAAAGATCGAGAAGTAGAAAAACTTAATCAGGATCTAGCAGTTAGAAGTTTAGAGTATATAGTAGATTTAGAACGATATACAGCAGTTCCAACTAGTTTAGTAGATTCGATAAGAATTAGTGTATCAATTTAATTAAAAAAATAAAAGGGAGTAATAGAAAATGGCAACCCCAAAAACAACAAGACAAATTCTAGACGGTAACTTAACCCGTGCTGTACCGAGTGGGGTCTTTAATAGACGAATTCTCGTATTGGGAACATCAAAAGATGGTCCAATGTATACTCCGGTAAGTGTATCGTCTGCAGATGATGCTGCTCAAAATTTTGGACCTTTTGGTTCTGGATCATTGACTAGGGGCATCAAAGAAGCATTTGATGGACAGATTGGTTTCTCCAAGTCTCCCGATGTATGGGGTATGAGAGTTGGTGGAATTAAAGCTAAAAGAGCATCAGGAGACTTAGATGACGCTCTAACTAATGCAGTTTTAAAAATTGAAGCTATAAATGAAGGTGATATGTATAATGATGTCAGTGTAAAATTCCAAGAAGGAAACTGCATCATATCAAATCCTAAAACAGGATTATCATCTTCCTATTCAGTAGATTTTGAGGACTGGAGTAATCCAGATGTTCAAGTGCATACATTAGACGAATTAGCAGCCAATATAGCAGCAGATTCAAATTTAAACGGTATTATATCTGCAATTGTTTATGATTATAGTGTGAATTTTGAAGTTCAATTAGATTCTACATCTGCCGCAGTAACTAACGCAGAAGCAGGAGAAACTAAAATAAATCTTGGCTTATTAGTGGATGGCGATGTTGTAGACGGAAACTTATACCTCTCAGCTAATGCCAACGGCAATACTGCTTGGAACGGCGCCGCCGCTTTGGGCGAAGAACAGAACCCTATAAGAGAGATTACATCAGTTTATAGTATTAATGCTTCAGATAATATTGCATGCCTTAAAGGCAATTCGGCTGTTAAAGTAAGTGAAGGTTCAGTCGCAAAAGGAAAAGCAGATGCATTTAACTCTATTCTTAGAAACAATCTTTCAGCAAATGGTTTATTAGATAATGGAGCCACTTCTGAAGGTTATTGGAGAGTTAGAGGAGCTCAAGCGGTATTTTTAGATAACGACTTAGCTGCTATTGGAACTGAAATAACATCAATAGTAGAAGACGATGTAATTAGATTAAAACTTAATGTTGGAGCCACTTGTGTTTATGATGGCTCTGCTGCAGGAAGCACAGGAACTGGTCAGTTAACATGGGTAGATGGTACAAAGAATATAAAAGTAACTATTGTTAATAAGAGCGATAATGAGCAACACTCTTTTTATTTTGCAGGCGCTACAGGTGCAGGCGGAATATTTGCGGGTGGAACCACAGGAAACGGTAATATTGAGGTAGAATATACTGGTGCATCTGGAACAACAACATCAGGGTTTGTTACTCTGTCTACACATGAAGCTGATTTAATGCTTGGCTCTGGTCCATTTGAAGCTTATTTGGACTTTGATACAGAGCTTGTAGAGCTGGAGGGTAAAGAGGTACTATCAGCTGCAACTGAAGATACCCAGTATTTTGTAAGAGGAAATGAAATAGTATTTGGAGCGGCCCAGACTCATGAGTTAGCATTCAAGTATGCTCAAGTAACTTACTATGACGAGGGTACTACCCTTGTTGTAAACGACGGACAGGCAGGAAAATTAACATTGACAGGTTCATGTGGTCCAGGTTATGCATGTGGTGCGTTAACTGGAGCAGATGCTATTTTTGGTTTTTCTTATACATACTATCCAGGAAGCCCTACTACAGCTACAGTTGCTTTAACAGGTGGTGTTGATGGAACTAATCTTACAAGCTCAGATCTATATAACGATTTAGATGAAGCTTACACTCACCTAAATCAAGATTTCTTTGATATATTTACTGTGATGGGTGCTAGATTTGATACTTCAAAATCAGATTATGATTCTGTAACAGGAGTTCCTGTTATCATGAATGCTGGATTTGCAGATCAAATGAGAATATTTTTGAATAGTTTCAATGGTGAACTAATAGGAGTTATGGGTTTTGAACCTCTACAAGGTACAGGAGTAGGTGGCCGAATCCTAGCATCTGATGTTTCCAAAAGAGTTGATTATATGACAACCCCTAATATTGTGGGAGATCCTTTACGAGCAGCTAATATTCTTAATGGATTTCACCAACCATTTATGTTTGCAGTGGAAGCCGAGGTTATTATGAACTATAGAGGAAATCTTTATGGAACTGATGCAGCTGCGGTAACTAGTGGCTTACTTGCTGCAATTCCTACAGAAGAAGCAATCTATAGATTTAATCTTCCTGGAGCGCAAGGTTTAGTATGGAGATATGATTCTGTTGATGCCTCATCTGGTAAAGAACAGATTGATATATTGTCTGATTCACGTTTACCGGTAGGAATAGTAAGTGGTACAAATATTAAGTTATCTGAGTCTAGGTCAATGGGTAGATCTGGATCAGATTTTGAGAATATAATGACTGTTCTTATTCTGCAAGAAGTTTTACAAATATGTAGAGATGTAGCTAGGGATTATATAGGAAAGGTAAGTAGTGCACAACTGCTTCAAGCTTTCCAGAGTCAACTTGATAGAACTATAGGCGATACCATGGTGCCACGAGCTTTAAGAGGATTTAAGGCTCCAGTAGAAATGACACCAGGTGAAAGAGTAGTAGGTAAGTTAACTATTCCTCTGACCCTTAGTCCTCAGTTTGAACTTCGTGATGTACATTACATAGTTCAGCTAACAGCTGATGAAATTACTGCTTCAGCATAGATAGACTAATAATCTAATATATAAAATTAAAGGGGTCAGTTTTGGCCCCTTTTCTATTTTTATATGACATATCTTTATTGTAACAAAGTACTAAGATTACCAGGAGTAACTCCCTAACTTTATTTAGGAGATAGTTCAATGCCTTTTCAAGCAAACGAAACTGATTCAGGATTAATTTCTACTTTTTCAGGTTCAGATATTAAATGTGTTTTTGGTAATATTGAAATAGGAAACCTTCAAGGTATATCCTGGTCAACCAATCGGGAAGTTCGTCCTATATTTGTGTGCGGCGATCCTAATGCCCTTTCTTATTCTAAGAATAAACGAGGACATGCAGGTTCAATCGTACTTACAGTATTTGATAGAGCTGCCTTGAGGGATATTCAAGACGTTGCACGCGTTTATCGAAAAGATCAAGGGTTCGTTCCCGGAACATCAGCTAGAATAGTAGAGGCTCAAAATCCATTTGAGGCTAATTATAGACAGGCTGTATATGCGGACGAAATTCCTCCATTTGATTCCACTTTGTATGGAATGAATGAGTTCGGAAGACAAATGGCTATGCGAATATATGATATGACAATAATCTCAGAAGGTGCCGGTGTATCAATTGATGACGGTATCCAAGAGGCTCAGTTCACCTATGTAGCTCGGCATATAGATGCCTGGCGATCATTGACTAGCGAGAGCGGTGCACAAGATGTTATTGATATATCAAATATATTTGATACTTTTGGCACCTAACACACAACAGTAAATAGCGAGGTAAATAGCTGGTGGCGGATACACGAGACATTAGAAGGGACGGATTATTCTCCACCAGCTATTTACCGGATAATTTAGGATCGGGTAAACATACCGGTAGGATCGACCCAGAAACTAATGTTGCTCACCCAGTATCCCCTAATACTAAGGTTGCTTATTCAGGGGCAGATATATTTGCCTTTATAACTTCCTATGGTATTAACATAGCCCAGAATAGCCCTCTCATACCCCTTAAAAATCTTCTTGCTATGAGTTATTCTGTTCATAGAGAAAAAATGCCAGTCAGAAGACTAGGCTCCGAGGTGGCCCACGATTACACTCTAGGAACCAAGACTATAGCAGGCTCATTAGTATTACTTAATTTTGATAGAACAGCTTTATCTGAACTTATACTAGGTAGTGATATATATGGAGACAGTACTATTGTATCTACTTATGACGATATTCCACCTTTTGATATAACTCTTATGTTTCAAGAGGAGATACAAGGGAGCTATGGAACCACATTTAGTAAAGAAAAAACAGCAGGTAATAATAGAGTCTCTCATGGAGAAAATGTACAGTATTCTGTTCTTAAAATAAATGGAATAAGACTTGTGGATGAAGGAATGGTTGTAGGAACTGATGAAGCATATTTAGAAACTACGTTTCAGTATGTTGCTGAGAGTGTTGAGCCCTTAGATCCTGTAGTTATAAATACTAGAAATATTCAGTTAGCTGGACAAATTTTGGACGCAGACCAATTGGGAACGGTAGACGGTATATGGTATAAAGGAAAGGATAAATTTACATATGTTATAGAGGAACTCCCACCTATTGCAGATCTTCCCAGAATAAATCCACATGATGGTATACAACGAGGCGGGCTTAATCTGCTTACAGCGACTGATGATCTGGCATTAATAACATCTGGAGCACCAGCTTCTTGGATAAATATGCCAGAGCTTCCAATTGTTCCCATAGTATTTAACCTTGCAGATAACACAAGTCAGTTTGATTGGAAAAACGGAGGGATAGATCTTAGTTCATTTGGATCTGTTTTAACCCAGGGTGCTACCTATGGCTGGGAAGGATCAGCTTCTGGGAAATGGCCCATTAAGCCTATGGATCATCATTATATAGGTAAGGTTGTTTTCCCAGTAACACCTGACGAAGCTCAAGAATTGTTTGATTCGGGAAATGGAAGTCTAGTAGACGAAAAGTTAATTTTTATACCAAGAACAGTCGATACCCAGGATTCATCTAAAGATGCTGAGAGTCGAGCTGAACAAAAGAATAATACTCTAGATATGTGTAGAACTTACTTTGCAAGTAAATGTTTAGCAGCGTTCGACGCAACGGGTAAAATATTTAGTCATTGTGTTGATCCTGATCGAATAGTGGATACATAAAATGCCTGCCAATGACTATTCTATTCAGCCTACGTCTGGTTCATATGTAAGTGGACTAGAAGCTGCTGTGTATATTACATCTAGTGATCCTACTATTCATCAAAGTATTACTAACCGTAAACTTGATATAATTACTTTGGAATTTACTGAGACACAAGAAAAACTGCCAATTTATGGCTATAAGTCAGAAGAGTGGGATACGGTGCTTAGAGGGGAAAAGCTAGTACAAGGTACTTTTTCTTTAAATATGAAATCTGCTCTTCAATTGACAAAGAACCTTGGTGGAACTGTATACTCTAGAGTTCAAGATTCTATAACTAATTTACCTCTGGCTAGACATGCTGATGCTAAGGGTTTTGATTATTGGTATGGCTCTGAAAGCACAGAGTACACTGATCTTTTTGGAAACTTAGTTTTACGAGATAGACCTGTGTTTACACAACGAAAACAAATACCAAAAATATCATTTGATATTAAACTAGTATATTCATCAATAAAAATGAAATTGTTTTCTATGGATTTTTCCAATCCCGATGAAGAGGACATAGTAAATAAGTACATGCCTTTTCTTTATAGTAAATCTATAACAATTAAAAATGTTATGGTGAATTCTATTCAACAGTCTATTGCTCCCGATGGGGCACCAATTGGTGAATTTTATTCCTTTATAGGCAAGAATGTAATTGAAAAAAGTGAAACTCCTAAGGTTATAAAAAGGAAGTAGATATGTATTTTTCAGGCAACGACGTAACTCTCTATATTAGTAAAGGAGGTGGTTTAAGTAAAGAGCTGTTAGATGCAGTTTCTGTGCAATTTTCTATAAATCATCCCACATCACCAGTATACTCTCATGGAGATAGACAATTTAAAACACAAATGATAGGAACAAAATTAATTCACGGATCAATTTCTTTAAATTACAAAGAAGGAACTAATCTATTAGCTTTGACAGATAAAGGGTATTCTGAATTGTATATAATGTATGCAAAAACTGCTTATGACAATACAGTAATTAAGGGTAAAAGGTATAAAGGGGCGGGGGAGTATACAGCAGAAACTTCCTATTGCTTAAAAGGAATAGAGATTACCGCAAGGCAACATGTTGTTACACCAAATGCTGAGAATATAGTAAACAACTACCAATTTATAGCTAGATCTTTCATTGGAAATTTATTAGAAGAAACCATGTAATTTTAAAATAAACCTTGCATAGCTTAATCAAATATTCGTAAATTTACATACCATAGAAATAGTTAATTAATTATATTAATTAGGAGAAATTCACATGACAGAAAAAATAGAAGATATGATACCAGATTCATATCCACTTGGAACAGACGGACCTTCTCAAACAGAAGTAGATTTGTTAAAGAAGAAGTATGGTAAAGTTAGAGCATGCTTTACAGGAAGTAAGGTATATATAGTTAGAATGATGAGTAGATCAGAACACATGGTTCTTCAGAATGAGATCTTTGAGAGAACCGAAGCTAATGATCCAGACTTAGATGTTGACTTTATGATTGCAAAAGATTTTACGATGTGGCCAAAGGATATTGATTGGGATAAAGAACCAGGAGGAGCAGTACCTGTACTGTCTCAAGAAGTTTCAAAATTGTCAGGATTTGTTAAGGATAAGGAAAGTATAGAATTGTAAACATCACCCGTATAGTGTGTTTCTTCCTGGTACAAAAAAGGGTATGATTTTAATTCATACCCTTTTTTATTAGACATACCTTTTATATGGATATATCAAAGAAAATAGCCGAATGGAAAGCCAAATATGGTTCAGTCTTTATAGTTTCTATTGAAGATAAGTCCATTTATTATAGAACATTAACTGCTTGGGAAATCCAAAGTATAATTGATCTCACTAAACAAAACAAAGCTTCCTTAGATATAGAAGAGTCTACGTGTTTATTTGGAGTATTAGCTCCTAGTCCTTTACCTACCTTTAGTAAACCTGGCAGTATTTCCAGTTTAAGCGAAGAGATTTGGAATAAATCAACTCTGTCAGCTGATATTATGGCAAAAACTATAAAGGATAGTAGAGAGTGGAGTGAAAGTAGCGTAGACCAAAATTATAATTTAATTATAGCAAGTGTTATGTGTAAGCTAATGCCCTCGTTAGACTTAGCTCATCTCTTGGAGTTACCTACCACTAAACTTGTAAGGCTGGGAGCAATAGTAGAAAAGATAACAGGAGAACAATTCTTAGAAGGAGAATTACTTAGTAAACAGGGAACTAAGAAAAGCATGGGTTCTGATAGAGTTACTAATGAAATGGCAGATAAAACAGCAAATCTGTTGGCGAATGCTCTTAAACAGCAAAGAACAAAGGCTAAGATATAATGGCAACTGACGATTATATTGATGATTTAGTGAATCCCGAGGAACAGGGTGAAAGTACAATAGCAAAAGGCATAGGCCAAGCGGCTACTACTTTAGGTATGTTTATGGGGATCCATATGGCAGCCATGTTCATAGTCACTAAAGGTAAAATGAGAGCTTTTTCTGCTCTACAAAAATCAACCATCCCACGTATAAGAGCTGCAGCAACCCGTGCTGCTACAACAACTCATTCTTTAACTGATTTCATTGCAACAGTAGGTCAAGGAAAAGGAACTGTTTCCCGTTTAGCGCAAAGTGTTTATGCGTCAAGTACTTCTAAAACAGCAGAAACACTAAGGGCAGGATGGAAAGATATATCAGCCTATGAAAAAATTGGAAAATTTAGAGAGCTTTCGAGGGCAAATAAAACTACTATTGTTGAACGATCTGTTGGTAAATATTTGAGGGAAGCAGCGGTATTTATGCCGTCATTCTATATAGCTGAGCATAATATAGGTATATTACATGATGGCCCAGAGAAGGAAGCAAAACCAGCCTGGTATAATTTACCAGGGCATGCTATAGGATTTGCAAAGTTTGTACCTCATATGTTGGCAATAGACTTAGGATTTAGAGGAGTATTGCATGGTGCAAAAATAGCAGCATCGCCTCTTAGGGGAATGTTAGATCCTTTAGAACATTCTATAGCAAATTCCCCCATAGCTGACGCTGCTGTAGATGCATACAAATGGGCTGAACGTGGAGCATACAGAGAAAAGCAGATAGCAGGAATGAAGATAGGAGATATTATTGATCACATGGGTGTTGCAAAAGATGCCTTTGTTAAGTCTTTAAAAAGTCCTACTCGTACAAAAATGTGGAGACGAGATAAAGAAGTATTTTCTGGATATGAGAGAACTACAAATTCATTGTATAAAGTATATACTCATCATAGACAGCACATAAAAGTTCTAAGAAGCCAGCTTTACACAAAGAAATTAGAGCGTTATGATAAACGTATACAAAAAGCAGGTCTGACCACTGAAGAATCCTTTAGACATAATTTTTCTGATTTTGTTAAATTTATGGACGAGCCTGGGATTTCTGGAAGAACAGACTATCAAGAGGCACTTTATAAAAGTAATAGAGCTGCCAGTGGGAATGAATTACTCGGTAAACAATATTATAATGAGAATGCAAAGACTCCATTTATTGCTAGGATTCTTGGGTTAAAAAGAGCTAAAGCATCTGATTATAAAGCTGGTGAAAAAACACTTGGAAAAATTTACGATACTGCTAGTAAAGATAAATGGAATGAAGGCACAGATACTATTTTAGGAAAAAGGAAAAAAGATTTTGTTAGTAAACTTCTATCTAATAATACCTTTATTCAGGAAAGATCAGGACAATCTGTAAATTTAGACTATTTAGATCCTAGATATTGGGCTACAAAAGGTCTAAATAGTTTTCCTACGATTCTGGGATACGGCGTAATTGATTTGTTTCCCTTTAAGGTTATGACAAGGAGACCTGGGGATAGAGTAATGCTTGCTTCAGGACAAGTTCCATTAACTCCTTCCCAGCAAACGGACGCTTTTGGACGAAAATTGTTCCAGAAAGAATCACGAGCAGGCGAACTACACGTAACTTATAAAAATGTATATAATTTCTCTTCAGAATTCAATGATGGAAGTCGAGGTCTAATCATGAGAAGAGCTGGAGATAAACATTATAGTTTATGGGACTTTCAAGGATCTCAAGGAGCGAATGTTGCTGATGGTTGGGTTCAGGTAGGTAAAAATATAAAATTAGCTTTAAGAAGTGATTCTCCTAAAGGACAAAGAGTGCATTACGAAGGTTTAGTTTCTGCTACAGATAAGAATACTAGGATGCCGGGAGAATTTAGTTCTAATCCATTTATGAGATTTATGCAGGAGAAGCTTAGTCTTTTGGATAATAAAGGCTCTTTTCCTAGTATATTTAGAAACTTACAAATGGTAATGCCCGAAGGGATGCAAAATTTCTTTAATGTTAGTGATGCAGTAAGGGGTTCTAGATCTAGAAAAATTTTAGAAGATCTAAAAAAATTATCACAGCATAAGGTTGACGATATTGTACAGTCTAGTCATAAGCAAATGCAAATGTTAGACATTGTTAATCGTACTAAGGCGTTATCAGAAAGAGTAAGGAGAAGAAGTTTTGACAGTACGTTGTCGGATGACTATTTTTTTAATGATATTATTAAGTTCTTAGATACGAATATGCCTGGTGATTTTTTAAAGGGTAAGAAAATACGTAGCGTAGATGATATATTTGATCTAGCTTCACACATTAGAAGAAATGTTGGAGAGAGTAATCTTAATATGTCTGAACGAGAATTGCTAAGAGTGGATGCTTTACTTAACGAAGCTCGTTTATCCAAAGACGTACTGAGAAGAGAAGTACATCCTGAGTTACCCGTAGAAAAACTTAAAAGATTTATATATGATTATTCAGTAAACTTCTCACGTACTAATAACTTAGGAAAACACGGTATAGAGGAAAGGATGCTTAACAAGGCGATTAAGGCCTTTGAAAATCAGCGTATAACAAAACAACAATTAACAGATCTAGAAGTTAGTATATTTTCTACTGACTTTAGAGAGGTAATTAGAGATACAGATTTTTCTAAGGGTCGGCTACTCGAAAAAATAGGGAAAGATGATGTTTCAAAAGTAATAGATAGTATAAAAAAGGGTTTAGTAAATAAATTCTCAGGAGCAGCAGATGGTCGTTCTGTGATAGACACAGCTCTTGCTAACACTGGTATGTTTGAAACAGCTTACTCAAAAGCGATAGATACCGGAATTCCTGATTTAATTGATACATTACAGCTCACCATGGATAGTAACCCGTGGGTTGCCTACCCTACTGGTTTTAAAGAAGTGCTTGGACTAGGATTACGATGGGGTATATCTACGGTTGATAAACTTGTAAGTTCGTTTGGTTTAGGATGGGATAAAGGAAGATTTAGTACACCAGGAGAAGTGATTGGATTACAAGGTAGAAGACTTGCCACATTTAGTGCAGCTTTATTGGGGTATAGTGCCGTAGACAGCGTTACAGATGCCTCTGGCGCATTTGATGGGACATTTTTAGATGAAGGACTAACAGTTGGATTAGCCGATCAGGCAGTACGTTTACGAATGCTAGCTGCTAAAACTTATGACGTACTTGGAGTAGATAATGCGGCTAGGTATATGGAAGGTCTTATGCCTGGTTCTATGAATGTGTTACCAGGGCTTGCTATTGGCGGCCTGGCCGGAGGCATGGTGGGCTCCGGGATTCCAGGAGCTATTGTTGGAGCCATGGTTAATGCCTATTTAGGGCCTCAATTAAAAGAAGGTCCTTTAAGTTTTTTATCTATAGCGCCCCCACTTGCTCCATTTGTTTCAGATTTAACAAAAAGCTATGATGAAGTTCAAGATATATATGAAGGAAAAGAATTACTTGCTAGAAGAAAAGGAGCTGGATGGACATTAGGACAAACTCCTATAGAAGGTGGCCGCATAGAAGGATGGGAGCTTCATTGGTACCCAAAGCTAAAATCCCAATATAAAGCAACTCCAGTTCTTTATGGCTCTAAGGTAGAACAATTCTTAGCAAAAGATGTACCCTTATTAGATTTTTCTATAATGGATATAATCGATCCTCAATATTTAACATACAAGCATTATGAAAATAGACCATACTTAATACCGGATACCCCTTTTACAGAAGTTCCAATTATTGGACCAGTACTGGGTGCTACTCTAGGTAGGGCTTATAATTTAGTGCATCCTTTAGGTCAGGTGGATCCAATGCATGTGCAAGAGGCTGCATCGGCCTTTATGAAAGGAAACAGTTATGATTGGAAAGGTGGTGCACAGGACACGTTTGGTCCTCAATACCGAGGACTAGGGCCTGCAGGTGTTGGTTTAGCGGACAGGCAACCAGGACAACCTAATATAGGTAATATAGTTCTTTCTCCTTATGATATTAAACCATTGTTGGCAGAATCAGTATATAAAGGATGGATAGAGTGGATGGGGTTACCTGGATTTATAACATCAGCAGTAGCCTGGGGAGGGGATGAACCTTTTACTAATGTTCCTATTGCCCCTGCTGCTACTGATATGGATTCTTTTGCTAGATCTTATTGGGATTCTAATGCTGGAGATATGGCGTTAACTAATGAATTGTTTAGAAGATTTGTTCCTAGACCTAGAACTAGTTATGAAACTGTAGATCTTATACATAATGCTATGCCTGGTTGGATACCTGAACATTTACGGACTGGAGATCCCTATTGTTTACTACCGGATACTTTAGTAGAAACTACTAATGGTTTAACTAGGTCTGAAGATATTACAGATGGTATGCTTGTTAAAACTATGTATGGAAGATTTTATCCAGTAAGTAATACTGTAAGTAGGCCTGTTGAGGAGGAAATATATTGTATAACTTTGCCTGGATTAAAAGATTTTGAACTAAAAGTAACAGGGGAGCATCCTTTTTATATAAAGCAAGGCGATGAGTATAAGTGGGTTTTAGCTAAAAATCTTACAACAGAGCATAGAGTAACTTATCCTTTGTTACAAATACAATTAAATAATATAATAGACACTAATATTGAAATAGATGTTGAAGCTAAAATGGCTAAGCTCCTAGGTTTATTAGCTAGATGGACTAAATGGGGAAGTACCTTAGAGTATAGAGATGAAATCCCCGATAACATAACTAAAGAAATTGATAGTCTTGTAAAGCTATTGTCAATAGATTTAGAATTAATTAAGACAATAGTTTATGAACATCAGAGTGATGGAATGGCTGTTCCTTTAGTAACTTCAGATTTAGCTATAGTTTTAAATTATCTAGAACCGTTTAGAGTAAAATCTAGTACTAATGAAATAAAATATAGATTTCATTCTCAAAAAGCTGCTTATAATACGTGGACTGGTCTGTTACAAAATAAAATATTTTCGTTTATTAATAATGATACTTTGACTATACGGAATCAATTTGCTGCAGAGATTGCATATTTATTGGATATAGATATTAAGGTTACTGAATTTGAAAAGCCCTATTGTTCATTTAGCTTAGTTGATAGTAAAGTAGGCCCATTAGCAATCTTGTCTATAGAGAATATACGTAAAGAATATTATGAAGGCAATGTACACACTATAGAAGTATCAGATGATGTTACCTATTGTCTTCCGGGAGCTATTGTTCATAATAGTAAAATTACCCATGGAGAATTATATTTACCAGGGGAAGGATATGAAGCAGCTTTTAATCCAGATCTAACATTCCCTGTAGGAATGTCCCGACTCGGACGTTCGGCTTATGACCAAGCACTGGGCATGATAGGACTGTCTAATATCGCAGAAGACCAAGAGGAGATTTTAGAAAAGGGTACGGCTATTCACAAAATGGTACAGAATCAGCTAATGATGATGGGCGCTACTACTAGAATTGAAGCGTTAGTTACAGATCCTAGCGCTAATCTCAGATCTTATGTGGATGTAATGTTAAAAGATCCTAGAGGTAACGAAATGCCTCTTGAAATTAAGAGTATATCTGCCAAAGGCTTTGAAAGATTAGATAGACCAAAATATTCGCATAAAATTCAGTTAAATTCTTATCTAGCAGTTATGGGAGTTAACAGGGGTAAATTTTTATATGTATCTCGAGAAGATCCAACAAAAACAAAGCAATTTAGTTTACAATTTGATCCTGATATGTGGGAACAAACATTAGGTAAGTTACGTGAAGCCAGATATCTTGCTCAAGAGTTCTTATCTCAAGGTTACGGTAGGGCTGCTGAAGGATACTCATATCTGGATAGAGCTAGAGTTTTATTAAACTCAGCTCCTTATTCAAAAGAGTACCGTGAAACATTCTCATTGCTTGAAGAACAAAAAGTTAGTGGACATTTGTCAGAACAAGAATCAGCACAACTGAGTAATTTAGAAGGTTATCACAAGGCAATGATGAGAAAGTATGAGATGTATCCTAGAAGGTTTACATTAGATAAACTTTTAGATCCGGATGCGGAGTATCAAAATCTATCCTCCAATGAATATATAGAACCAGCAGATACTTATTCATTAGCTGAAAGAATAGCTGGTGCTTCATGGGAGTATGCTACCCATCTTAGATCTCCTATACATTCAAAATTATTTGGAAGATACTCTCCAGAGGAACAGTATGATAGATTTGTAATGTATGGTGTTCCTTTTCAATCATGGGCAAGACCTTATGATACTTTTTTGAAACCCTATGCTAGGGGACTAAGGTCCGTTACTGATCCATTGCAAGGAGCTATGTCTTTTGCAACGGGAGGATTAATATTTGGAGGAGGCCCTGGGGCCTTAGCTGGAGCAGCAATAGGTGCTGCTTATGGGTCGATGCACGGAATGTATAGAGCAATTACTGGTGACACGTATCGCCCACAGAACTTTAAAGATAAGGTAGAGATGCAAGAGTACTTTGATACAATTGAGTATATGAAAGCTGAGCAAATGTATATGGCTACAGGAAATCCAGATTATAGACGACAAATGGTAGGGACAATGAGAGGTTGGATTGAAACAAGTGGTGGTCAGTTTATGACAGTACCAAATAGTGGAGGTATACAGGGCCATTATGGATATGATCCTGGAAGTTTGTTTGGAACCTCATCAGGACCAGCAGCCAGAGCTGCAAGGTTAATGAATAATCCATATGCCCAAGGAATTGGGACTGATCAAGGGTTCGGATCACCGTGGAAGGGATTGGCTAATGTTTATCGTCGATTATTTAAAAGTGAAAAAACAATAAAAATATTTAGAGGAGTTGATAAGTGGCATAGAGGACAAATGGTACAACAGGGTAACTTTGTCGGAGGAGGAAAATATACTCAAAGTAGTCGTGCCCCTGCATCTCCGATGTATATACCTAAATCTGAAACAGCACTATATACTTCCGGTAGTGCTAAAGATGCAATGTCTTACGGAAGACGAGGCAGACGACCTGGAGCTCCTGAACCAACGTTGCTTGAATTTGCTGTTCCAGAAACATATGTTAGCAAAGCTGCAGTACAAATTAAAGGTCGTGATTTTAGTCATTATGTTTTTGACGAGGGCATACCTAAACGTTTTTTAAGGAGAGTCTATTCCCCAAAAACAAGCCCCCAGAGTAGAGCCTTAAAAAAAACACAGAATCCAGCAGCTAAGAGTATAGGTGGAGACAAAGGTTTTGGATCTCCGTGGCAGGGAACAGATGACCAAGAAGCTCTTAACTATGATGCAAATATTAATGTATTCAGCGGCTTCTCTGCTTTAGCTGCTTGGGATAGACCTTTTTGGACAGCATTCTTAGAGACTCCTGAAGATAAAAGAGATAGAATATTAGATCAGGTAGATACACGAATGGGTGATATGCTAAAAATTGCATGGGGCAGAGGTGAAGAAGTTGCAATGCCTTCAATGGATGTGTTTTTTAGTAATTATAAAAAACCGTCAGCATTAGAACCAATAATGGGACCTGATACTGATATATCTGATTATATTACCGTTACTGCCAACTCAAGCGGACTAGATGCTCATGATTTTGGTTTTGGATGGAGAGATCAATTAAGACGAATTCAAGATTCTGCTAATGCGATTTTACCGATTAATATTCATGGAAAAGACACTCCTGCCTTTGAAGCATCGGCAGTGTCACAGGGGGACATAAGTACCGCTTTAACAAAAGTACTAACAAGGATGGGATATGAAGGAGCTAGAATACAAGTAAACTCTATGATGTCCGAAAGAGATGATACCATTCTTAAACTTAATATAAGACGAGATTCAAGTATAGATATTATAAAGGCGTTATATGGCTAGAATAAATGATATAGAACAAGAACCAATATTTTCTCCTACCTATAAAGATCCGGAGAGAAGGGCATTAAGCTTAGGTATTCTTTTATCTCTTCCTACATTATTAGGAATAGTACAAAGTAGAGCTAAATTAATAAAAGGTGGTGTCTTTCAGAGTATGGCAGGTTTTGGTTCAGGAGCGAAGGCCAAGAGTGTACTACTTAAACGGATTGAGGCACTAGCTAATACTCGGCAAGCCGCTCTTGGTGAAATTGGTTCCTCAATCTCAGAACAACTTAAGGCAAATACTGATTTAATAAATAATCTTATTAGTGATCATAGTGCTGCAGAATTACATTTTGGAATTGCGGGTGGTCGTCCTTATAAAGTTACTGGACCGGGTAGCTTGTTACAACAGGAGCTATTCACAGGATCAGCCACCTGGGACACTGCGCAGCATAATCTATTAATAAAATCGAAGGACGTAGCTCATGCTAAGTATAAAACTGCGCTAAGTGATTGGTGGTTTGGTAATATGCAATTTACAGATAAAAGAGGAGCTTATGGGCAGGTCCGGGACAGTATCCTCTCTTTTCAGGGAAACTATCTGAAGCATACTCCTCGTAAATTGGAGGAGTATCTTGTAAATGTTCACGATGTTGTGCATAGAATATTATTACCGAGATGGCAGAATGGGTATGCTCCAGGAACATCGTATGATATAAATTTAAAAGGCGCATTAATTGAAAAAGATATTCCTATACATAAAGATTTAGTACAGGCAGCTAATGACTTGGCTGAAGCCCGAAGAAAGCTTGCTGACTTTCATGGCAATTATCAATGGTCAGGAGAACAAGTACATAAAAGATTAATAGAACTTGCTGCACAAGAAACTAAATCCCAAATAGGTGAGGGTTCTGGTTTTGGACCTTGGAGTAAACCTTCGAGATTTTCTGCATTCGATAAGGGCGCATTAAATCCTGAGTTTATGTCTATGTTAAAAAATGATGAGTCGTATCGTCTAAATTTTTATAAAAACTTAGAAGCTCTTTATAATAGAGTAAAAGGGAATACAATAAATCTTCCTCCTTGGGCAACAGGGGTTTCTAGTGAAAATCCATTTATTTTAAGTGATACGATGACTGCGGAATCTACTGACTTTAGAAATAAGTTATTCCCAGGTAGAGAAAATTATAGTTTTACAAATGCCTCGGTAACAGAATTAACAGAAAAATTAGAAAGCAGAAATACTGGTTTAACTAAAGAACAAATGAAACATGTTTTGAGTCCGGAGAGATGGGGAGCTTATCATGACTTTCATAAAAAATCATTCGAGAGCATTGATCCTGTTTTTGCTGAACAGGTCCATGGACAACGAGGAAAAGCCCAACATCTAATAGCAGTAAGAGATTCTTTTCAAGCAGAAGTTAATAAGATAAAACGGAATGTAGTTGACCTGCTCAGTATGGAAAGAACATCAGGGAATCCAGCATACACTGCCCATATAGAGGCTTTAGCAGAGGCAGCAGGTATGGAGAGAAATCAGTATATTACTTTTATAGAGGGGTTAAAAATAAAAGCTGAAATTGGAGCTGATCTTAGCGGAAGAATGCCCTTTAAACATGCTAAGATTATAATCATCAGACCAGGACATACACCCATTCCATTAAACATTCCATTATCAGAATATGGAGCTTTTTTACCAAAAGCAAATTCTAAAATAAACACTTCTCCTTTGTTTTTAGATGCATTTGTACAGCCTACCATACAAAATCTTACATCTATAGATGTAGCTATGATGAAAAAAATGCAAGTTAATGTTTCACATTATTTCAGAGATCTAGTACAGTCAGGGTATCAAAGTTCTGAAAAGGTACAGGGTCTTCATAAAAGTTATTGGGGATCATTTACGTCACTAGTACATACTGAAGTTGCTGGAATTAATCAGAACTTTTTTAGACGACAGAAAGTAGTTTCTTCAACTCTGGATATCCTAAGAGGTGCAGTAAAAGAAAGTGGAGTAGGATCAAGAAGATGGTACGCTAAGTTTACTGCAGGCTGGGAAGCATTACAAGAGATACAAAATATAAGTAAGAGACAATCCACAATTTTAGGTTTAGATTTTGAATTCAATGCTTCTAAAACCTTAGGCTTTGATGCAATTCAAGGACTAGTGGCAAAGGAAACTACTCGTCCTTATCAGGCTGCTTATCAAATAACTAGAGGGTCTAAAAAACAATTATTTAATCATTGGATTAGACCAGATAACTGGGATAATATACGGAATAATGTAAAACGATTTATGATTCAACAAGAAGGTATGGGGGGAATGATTGAGTATTCTAAATTAGAGGCTATAATGCAAGGAGCACAGGATCCTCTTTCTAAAGGAGAGGCAGTTGTAGATTTTAGTATTGGATTTGATGAGCAGGAGAAAAATTGGAGATTTTTTACCGATGAACAAAAAATAGATAAATCTATATTTAAAAAAGGATCTATTCAATCTGTTAGAGTTCATACGGAAGCCGGTTCTTTTGTTGAAATAGCTAGAGAAATATTTAGATCACCTGATGGAGGTATCAAGTTTTTAACTCATGGAGGAGAAGAGGCAGATCTTATCTTATGGAATAAAAGAATAACTGGTATATTAGAAGAAATTAAACGAGGAAGAGACTTTGGCATAAGTGAGGGTGAGATAGGGTTGCTAAAAAGATTACATAAGGAAACCTCATTAACTAGTTTGTTAGCAAGAGGAGCATCTTTTGATACCCACTCAATGGCAATGGTTGTTTTAGCAGAGGAGGCAGGCAGCACTAAGTTTGGATTAACTGATATTTTTCATAAGCTTCTTACCTTATCTGTAGATACTAAATTAGTTACTAGAGATGACGTAAGTAATGCTTTGAAAGCAATTGGAGGAGAAATAAAAGAGGGAAAATTGACAAAAGCAGGTAAAGCTGCATTAAAGGAATTTCCATTAACCGTACGTAATTCAATAAAACAACATATTCAAGCAAGTCCTCATGTTGTAAAAGAGCTATTATCTATGGGATTAGCAGGGCATCATAATCCGGCCTTTGATAATATGATTACAGATTTCAATTCTCTACTGTCAGTACAGCATTATCAAAGAACAAAAATTTACAATCCAGAACTGTTTACTCGATGGGTACAAGCATATGAGGTTGCTAAACGAATAACAACCGGAAGATCGTTATCTTCGTTCCAGGCTATAGACGTAGTCAGACAACATGAAATGTTTGATCCTGATAGAATAAAAAGAGAGGGTGAATTTAAATTATCTTTATTTGGTGGAACTCCTGCATCAGCCGCACAAGCTCATGGCTATTTAACTGGACCAGAAACCTATTTGCCTTTTGGAAGATTAGCTAATTTACAGAAGCAGACTCAACAAGTTATGAGTGGAAGATTACTTCCTACTTTAGATTATACGGCAAGTAAAGATGTTATGATTGAAACAGCTAAACCTATTTTAGGCCATAGACTGTTAAGTACATCTCAACAATTTTATGCTGAGGAAGATGCAAGGCTGGGAGTGTCTGCTAATAGATTTGGACTACAAGTAGCGCCCTCAGACCGAGGTGCACCTGGTCTTACTACTAGACGTACTTTATCCGTACTCTATTTATTAGGAGATAATAGAATTGTAGGAGAGGACTCTGGGCTTTGGGCTAGCAAAGAAGCTATGAAAAATGCTATTAATTTTCCTAGAAGCGCTTTTGAGGCAGTAAAGGTAGATATTCCAACAGGATTGCTTAGTAGTACAAATTTAGATAAAATGAATATGTCTCTTTATGATTTTATGCAGTCAATAGGTATTAGCGAAAGAGTTATAGAAATAACAAAGCGTAAAATAGGAGAAGATATGTCGCTTAGGGCCTTTATAGAGGCCCATAGTCAGCAAGGTGGAGTTGCAAAAGAGCTATATAGTTCTGAAGAAGCTATAATTAGGGAAGCTACTGAACATTTTAATAAAACAGGAAAGGACTACATAAGACCTGGAGATCATATAGCGATAGGAAAAGGTCCAGTAAATTTACAAGTAGAACAGACCGGTCAAAGATTAACTACTATTACTAGAAGTCCTATTAGTAATCCATTTAATTCAGATGCTCTTATAAAATCTATCACTTATGATACTGAAAAAAATCAATTTATATTTAATCTTCTAGGAATAAGTAGACCTAGTATTTCTAAGTGGACATTTCAATTAAAGACAGCAAAGCCAATGCTAGTTGGGGTTGCTAACAATACTTTAGTAGGAAAAGGAATTGATTTAATAGTTGCAATGAAAAAACCGGATGCTGCTCAGACGTTAAACATTCAAATACGTAGAGTATTACAGCATATGTACAGAGAACGACTACCAATAGAGGTACAAGTAAAGAGAATGAAAGAAGTTCTGATGAAATCATTTAATTTGGATTCTGCAGAGCTAGATGCTATGTTTACTATTCGCAAAAGTCCTATTTTGGATGCTAGTCAACGAGAATTATATAAGAGTTCGTTTTTAGCTACTGTTGAATTGAAAGATCCAACTGTTGCAAAGTTAGATAGTACTAATATTTATCCTAAAGTAGCTGCTCTATTAAAAGAGCAAGGTTTAACTATTAGAAGTATGCAAAAGATTTTTGTTGAGCAACATGCCGATGTCTTACAAGAAATATTCACTGATCTTAAACTTCCTGAAATTAAATCAGAACTTAGTAGTTTATATAGAAAAGCTATAAATTTACATAAAGAAAGCTTAAATAAATGGATAAAATCTAATCAACATATGAATATTGCAGGTCACGAGGGGTTTCATAGATTTATAGCTGCATCAAAAATGAGAGAAATATTAGGGAAGGGCTTGGCTTTTCACGACATGGCACTACTACCAAACAGAAGTGCTATGTTAGATGTATTAAATAAAAATAAGCAGCTAGGGCAAAGGCAAATACTTAAAGATGTTTTTACAAAAATAACAGAGCATGAAGTTGTAAATGAAATGTTCTTTGCTAATGCAGCATTTTTAGTTGTTGATGAAGGAGTTTTACTGGAAGATTTATCTGATGTATCTAAATATAAAGGTACACTTAAGAATTTTTACGATACCCCTACGCAGAAATCAGGAAGTTTTTCTTTATGGGAGATGTTAGTACGGATGGAGGCAGTTAAGGGCTCTAAGTTTGCTAATAAGTATATGATTCCTGAAATGATATCCTCCATGGGTTGGTATAATACTAATATCAGTTCATCATTAAGTGTTCATAGTAAGTTTCTAGATATGTTAAAGGAGGGGTACAATGCTCCTTCTACTATAACTAGTGATCAGATTTATACCCCAGGAATGGCGGCCTTAGGACACGATATATCTATTTATAGATCTTCTATGCTAGGTGTATCGGAATTAGATGAATTAGTTAAAGAAGGTCTTTTTATTAAAAAAGATATAGAAGTTTTATTAAGTGATTCTAAACTAATGCTTATTTTGAAGCAACAGTTAGGTGAGGCTTTTGTGGATAGTCATGAGTTTCAGACAAGAAGAGAATCATATATATCAGCGTTACGAGATCGTATTCAACGAGGTACAGGAAAGGGTTTTCTTTCTGGGGAAAACTTAGGTAAGATGAATATATTTAAAACAGATAAAGGTGTCAATTATATTAAATTTGGTCTTCCTGATATAATGGCTGCTATTGAAAAAAGTGAATCTATCAGCCCTGAATTAAAAACACGCTTAAGAAAAACAGATTTATTTAGAAATGAGAAAAGTGTATTCTTTTCAAAACTAAGAGTTGCTCTGGAAGGAGTAGAAAGTAATCAAATGGAACGCTCTATGTTAGCCAAAATAGATTGGCTTAATGTTGACAAAGGATTTCCTAATACTGCATTAGAAGATACATTAGCGAAACTAGAAGTTGCACTATCTGATCATGATAATCCTAAGAAACTTAGAGATCTTTTAGTTAATTTAGGAGAGCTTAAGGCGAGCTCAGCTTCAAAGCTGAAGGACAAGAACCTATGGGAACTTGCTAATAACTATAAACAAAGAGTAGTTTCTGGCCGAGAAGGACGACTAGCAGAAGTAATGTTTCCTCATTTAAAACATGAGTTTCCATTACCAGTAGGAGATCAGTATCTAATTACAGATGAAAGTGCTGCAAAATTAAAAGTAGCTAGTGCTATAGAAAGTTATCAAACACAAATAGATAAAATTGTAAAAGATCTTGAGCAAGAAGGAAGATCTCTTAAATCCTATGAAATTAATGATAGGCTTTCTGAAATACAATCTTCCCACGAAGCATTTATGAGGAAGTTAGCTACAGGCCATATTAGTGCATTGAAAGGATTATCAAGTGCATCCTGGAAAAGTCAAAGAGCTTATGCTCCAATTATGTATGCCAAAGCAGTGGATGTTGGTATTTTATTAGAGCAAGGACTAGGTGGACTATTAGCTGACATCAAAGATAAAAACATAAAAGGAATGGATATAAACTTCTTTGATAAGAAGATTGCATCCCCTAGCAATCCTATAATGGAAGCTATTAGAAGTAATAAATTTAGAACACTCATTAAAGAAGCTCTTCTTTATCAGGGTAGTGATCCAACAACCGGTGAAGCTATTCTCAGCCTGGTAGGGGAAGAAGAAGCTAGAAATATACAAAGATTGTCTTCTGAAATATTCAAACACTCTAAGGACAGCGTTACCTGGGGTGAATATTTAGGAAATATTTTAGGAATAGAACATAAACTAGGACTGAGTAATAAACTTTTGAATAATTTATCATTATATAAGGAGATAGGTACAACAGGTTATAAGCATTACTTTGCTAAAGGTTTTGGTATAGGCGAAGGCATTATGTCCCATAGTATGTTTGCATCCTTTCTTGAAAAAGGAAATCCAGGAGCTTTATCCATGGTACGGAAACCAGACTTGTTTAGAAGTGTACTAGCGGGTAAGTCTCCTATTAGAGAGATGTTTGCACGAGCTCCTTTATTTGAGAACTGGTTTGGTGCACGGTTACGTAATGTTTACTTAATGCCTGATAAAATTTTTGAGCAGATGCACCTTGATCCTAGAGATACTAAACGAATGGTGGCTGTGAGTGCACTGGATATCTTTCTACACGGTGGTGACTTTGATGGGGACTTGGCTAATTTTATGATAAATAACTCTAGTATGTATCGTAGAGAGTATTTTGGAAAAGATGCAGCATGGACCGGAGAAGTTAATGATGTGCAAAGAGTTAAGCAATGGTTGAATTTTAGAGTGCAACAAGCCGGTAGGGGTGCTCTTACAATCCAGGGACAGGACTATATTGGAATAGAAGAAACAGCAGATGGAAGACTACTTGTTCGGCACGATTCTAAGGAAAAGTTTGATTTTACTAAAAAAATGGAATTTTTAACCGAACAGATGGATGATCCTATGAAAAACATGTCTCATGCTGAAAAAAATAGAGTGTATATGGTACAACAAGTACTAACACCTGTCTTTGGACAAAAAGCAAAAATGTTTCATCATTCTTTTCTTCCTACAGGTGGGATTGATCCTGCAATGAAAAACGAAGTAGTGCAACGTATACAGGAAACTATACGGAAACATTATAAAGATCCTAAAATTTTGCAGGATTTGTTAACTGAATTAGGACATTTACAAGATATAAAACCGTTGTCTCATGCTGAGTTAAAACTACAAGCTTCAAGGTACTTGGATAGTATAACTAATGCATGGGAAAGACTCCAACGAGAATCAACAATACCTTTATATGAACAAGTTATAACACAAGATGGAACTAAGCAAAACCCTAAAATTTCAACTACAGTAAGACCAGGTACTATGAAGAAATCACGATTTGCTATGTTCTTTGATTGGCACAATAAGGCCATGATCCACGGTGTCCCAATAGAGAAAGCGAAAGCAGGACAACTTAATGATTGGTATAATATGACTGTTCAGTTTTCAAAGTTAATGTCTGGAGACAATCTTAGAGATACTAAGAATATTCATAGGTATTTCTGGGACACAAGTCCATTTACAGAGCTTAATCTGAGCACATGGTTTGTTAATCCAGGAGCGGATCATGGTATTCCGGAACATAAAGTATTGGAGATACAAGGCTTAGCGTTTATGGAAACACAAGAGACGTTTGAAGATATAATGAGACTTAAGCAAGCGGAGCGAGCTGTGTCTAAATCTTCTCTTCTCGGAGGACTTAAGTCCGCAGCATACTGGACGCTTTCAAAAAATCCTAGAAATGCAATATATGGAGCTCAGGTTGATCTATTAAGTGAGCAGAAAAATTGGATACACAGCGGACTGACTTCTTTGCTTGGAGTTGAACGAGCTGGTATGATTACAGATGCAGAAAGTGCGGCGTTTTTTACTATGCGATCATTTGAAGAAAGAATGGCCGGAAATAGGGCCGGTACAGAATCAATGATTAATTGGTTAAAACAGTATATGTCAGAAGGAAAAATAAATAAATGGGGAAAGAGAGCATCCGTAGGAGTTCTGGCAGCGATCTTATTTGATCCAAATGCAAATTCTTTATTGCTTCCTGATTTAGAAGTTAATGGGGAAAAATATGACATACCTTCATTTAGGGAGCTAAGTAAATCTTACAGGAATAGACTCATGAAGATCAGAAGTACCTCCCCTCCTGTAATAGATAAACTTCTTAGAACATTTGGTTTACCGAATAGTGTTGGTGCTCGAGCTGTGCACGGACCCCCTTTACCTCCTAGACCTAATAGGGTCTCGTACTCTTATAGAGAACGTAGAGATAAAATATTAGGTATTAAAGAATATGCCAGAAAAGTTAATGGTATAATGTTAGGACAATAATATGAGACGAGTAGTTGAAATAACTCTGCCTACTATTCCCTACGATAAGGATATTTCTGATATAGTAGGTTATCTCCGAATGGTGCTGTCTGAATTAACAAAAACATCTGTAGAAATCCAAATAAATGATATAGATTTTACAAACAAAATTGGTGTTTTTAATAATAATCGACGTCGTTCATTCCCTAATAGACAAAATAATATATAATGGCTACTAATCCTACTGATGTTACATTTATAGACCCTGTAGACAAGTCTACTGTAAGACGTAAGTCGTCCGGTGAATTTAGTCAGATTGATCAACTAAAGGATATTTTTGAGAAACTACGAAAGATTATTTATGAAATAGAAGCAGGGCCAGATGGTTTCAATGCCATGGGTCCTTCTTTAGATAGTACGTTTACTACTACAAGTACAGCAACAACCGGCTCTATGACTATGCAAGTAGATAGAGGTTTAGGGGCCCAGCAGTTAAGAGTTAGCATTATTTCTACTATGATAGATTCTTTGCTAATTCCAAATAGTGTTCATTATACCCCTTTATTAGAATTTAAAGCCAAGATTCTTGATGAATCTTTGATTAAAAATAATGCAGATGTTACTTCATACTTTTCAGAAGAATGGCAGGTACTATTGCATTATATTTATTTATTAGAAACAATATACTCAGCACATGCGGATAGTCTTTATCTTGAATTAATTCCTCTTAAGAATGTAGGAGGACCTGGAGCTTATGGTTTAGGAAGTATGAACATGAGCGCCATGGAGGTTCTTAAGTCTAATATTCTGCCTCCTTCTATAGTTTCTATAAAGGTAACTTCTACTAAAGACTATCTCAAGGATGGAACATACCAGAATATTTTAAAAAGTAGACATATTGAACCTTTTTATATGACACCTGAGTTAGCAGATAAACTGTTAACAGGTTATACTCTAGAAACTCCTCCCCATACCAGAGAAATGCCACCCATGTTTGCAGATCATCATATTAATGTATTTGATGGTACTGGTACAAAGAAGTATTACGCAGCACAGGGCGGTGTAGCGCATAATGCTATAATTTTTATGTTATCTTTTAGTAAAGCTCCTTCCAAGTGGCTGGAAAATGCTATGGATAATGAGGATGAATTTATAACTCTAGGGGAAGATATTGGAGCAGGGCCGGCTGATTCGCATTTAGATGTAATCTTATGGAAAGATGCAGCTTCCAGAGATGACCCAGTAAATAGACAGGCCATTCGAAAGATAATAACGACAATATTAGCTAACGGAAGAAAAAATATGTCTACTTTAGATGTGGATGATTATGTAATGTCAGTTGAGTCCCGGAAAGAATTCGAATTGTTTATTGACACTTACTTCGTTGAGTTAACTTTGGAGGAGGCCACAACACCTCCCCCTAATGGTAAATTTTTTATAAATGGAACATGGTTTACGGATACACCTTTGTACCTACATACTTGGGCAAACGCTAATACTCCAGGAAGTCCAAATTCTGGCAAATTTTGGACAACTACAAATTATGATTATTTACGTAAGACTTCATTGTTTGATAAGTTTTTTATAGGAACTAAATCGTTACGTCAATTAGCTAATGACGCTGGTAATTATCCTACAATAGGAGAACGCAGAGAAAAGTTTGTAGAATTTATAAACTCTTGGCACCTACTTGATAAACCAAACTCTATTAGAGCACTACAGAGCTTAATTGTGGATCATTTTAAAAACAATAGAAGTGCTTTTGCAGATTTAATAAGTTTTGGTGAGTTAAGAAATTTGGTTTTAGACTATTCGTTACATAATATCTCTCCGACTCATCCTTTGTACGTGCTTGACTCCTATTATAATATGCAGTCAATTACTTTAATAACCCCTACGGCTAAAATAGAAATAGCAACTCAAGATTCTATAGGACAAGACTTATCCGGTCAAATACAATCTATAGAAAATTCAGAAGTAACTATTAATGTAACTGATAGCTTAACTGTTTCGAAAGTTCCAGGTTCAGAAAGCATTTCTCCTATAATAGACCAAAATGAAATAGAAACTTCAGACAAGGATATCTTACCATTTAAAGGTCTATTAGTGATGTCTACTATTTCAGCGGCTAATAGTGGAATCGTGTATGAAGTATTAGACAGGTTTGGAACTATATGGAACCAAGGAGAAACTGCAATAACGTTTGCGATAAAAGATTCAAAAGGTAGTTTAGATCCTGGGAAATTGGGACTCAAAGGGCTGAAGTATGCCACTATCTTTCCGTTCTTTGATGAAAATGGTAATTCATTTCCTTATTCAAAAAATTATGCAACTATGACTTGGATAGAAGAAACTAAAAGTCTTTACTTCATTACTCATGATGAATATGGGTTAACACAATTTGATTATCATGCAGTAGCTTCAATTACTTTAGAGGATTCTAGTTTTACAGATGAACAGGTACCACAATGGAGAGTTGTTTTTGAGGCATATGAAGCAACAGGTGCCCATGTTTTTGATTTATATGGAGGACAGTTACTTGTATTTAATATTCCAAATATTCCGCAGGGGGCATTAATAACAGATAGAGTACAGCTCGGTATTACCTCTGTACCTAGTTATCCAGAAAAGGTTAAGAGTAAGTTATTTATTCAAGAGACCGAGCCTGTTACGCTAATGACTATTCCTGTTACTCAAAAGTTCGATGTTGAATACGATCTCTGGGGCGGCGACGGCTTTAAGAACCCCGATGGTAGTACACCGGTTGTTATGGACCCATCATGGTTTGAGGATAAGGATACTGAAGAAGAAGCATTAGATGATGGTGGTGGAACTATTTCTCCATCAATAACAACAACTTTCAGTATTGGCAGTAAGGAAGTACCAATTGATGAATATTTAAGAGTACTAGAAAAAATTCAATTTAATAAGCCCTCAGTTGCAACAGACATTTCAGATATAATACAATATAATACGGAAACGGGTGAATCATTAACCAGATCTACTTCACTACCAGCTAAAGCTTTACAAACGGATAGTCAATTTAAATACGTAAGACCTGCTAATCCAGAGGACACTGGAGTAATGTATATTGGTGATATACTTTTTCATATACCTCCAGTTAATCTGAGGTTCAGCACTGTTAACCAAACAATGTCGATTCCTACTATGAGAACAAAAGGGGATCCTATTAATACAAGTAATAATAATATACCTAAGGTAGATATAACAGTATATTTTAAAGGAACAGAGCAAATAAATAACACTCTTAGACCTTTGCTTGCTCTTTCCCAAGTTATGCCAACTACCTCTGTTCAAAATACTACCATTTTTGATTCGTGGATAGGTAGGAGAGATAAACTTTCTGACAGTACCTTAGACGAAATAGATAGATTTTTACCATTACCGTGCTATTTAGAGAGCATAAACGTCGGTACTATTCCCGGTTTTCCGAATACACTGCAGGCACACATTACTTTGATTCAAATGGACATTTCACCAATGGTTCCAGTTTTAACCTATTGGAAATATACATCCGATGCTCTAAATCAAGCTATGATGAAAACAACAAGGCAATCTATAAGTAATACAATCTTAACTATAAAGGACAAAGAGACTCCAGGGCTTACCAAGAATCCTAAAAATGATAGTGAAATCAAAGTACTTAATTCAGTGGGTCAATTGTTAACAATAAAACTCCCGGATAAAATGGATCAAGTCGATGACGACAAAATTACCGTCTATCCCCAAGAATCATTTCCCTTTAGAAAACTATATAGAAATAGATTATTAGAGGAAGAGAATACTTTTAGTAGAGTAGTGAAAGATCCCTTCTTACATTGGAATAAATATCTTCCTGCAGAAAATTCTACTTTGTATTTGACATATAAATCCCCAAGATATTTTAATGATGAATGGTATAGTTTTAAAAGTAGATTTGATCTATTAGCTCAAAATATGAATGGAGTCAGATTATTATTTCAAATAACAGGTGCAGGCCTGACAGAAGAAGCAAGTATATCAAATCTGTTTAGAAAAACTGAAGATTTTGGACTACGAGAGGCCATAGAATATATGGTAGGAGCATTATCTTGGGTAAAAGACTGGGACGCCACAATTAGTATTCTTAATAGAGAATGGAAAAAAACTGTTGTAGGTATGGCTCGAAGATTTGGATCTGAGCCATTAATGATAACATTCAATAATTTGGATGGTACAGAGGAAACAGTAAATTTAGCCGACTGGGTAGATTCTACTAGTGTTGATTTAGAATATGTTGATGAAGACGGAAATATAAAACAACCAGTTAGAGATATTATAAACTCACTGGTTAAGAGATTTGCAGAAGACCTGCAGCCTGATAAACGAGCAAAAAATGGAAATGTTTTACCGGCGTCTCTTGATTTTGTTGAAACTATTATTCAAAATATCCTAATTAATCCTATATTTGATGAAGAAACTCCGACCAATCCTCTAAACTATGAAGATATACAAATAGGACTTGGATGGTCTGAGTCTCCGTCTGTAGAAAATATAGATCTTTTAGTTAAACAAGGTTTATTTCCGACTATGACTAAGGAAGGCAAAAAACAAAGAGGAAAAGTTGTTAGATATCATTTTCAATCCGTGATTCAATCAATAAGTTGGTCATATGCAAATAATTTATCTCCTATGTTTTTAGCCTCTTCTACGTTGCCGACTTATCAGCATATGGGAACAGCTAATGCTATGGTAACTATATCTCTTAGAACACGAGATGAACGATTAATAAAAATATTAACAGATATGAAAGAAGCAGCTAATGCAATTGGTTCACAAATATTATCTGGAAATACAGAGTTGGTAGGTTTTGATGTTATTTCACTATCAGGGGCTATGGATAAAGTATACTCCGGCCATTTATTAAACTCCTTTGGCTTTAAACATTGCAGTATTGCAAGTATGGAACATAGAAATATGGAAGGTTTTCCCGGGTGGTGGGAAGTAAATATTGATTTAATTGAAAATAATACTGTTCTAAGATCATGGGAAAACTTATCTCTTGTTCCATCAATAGGTTCAAATACTATCAATATACTTAAAAAAGCTTTATTTGCTATTCCTTTTGTTGTTGATTCAGGTGCGGAATTTGATCCTACACTAGCCGGTCTTCAAGGTACAGGAAAAGAAATCACAATAAAAAAAGATATTGGTGGTAAGAAGACGTATAATAATAGAACCCGCTCCGTCACGACAGCTAAGAACGTTGTAACAATAAAGACAACAATTCCAGAGAAACCTCCTTCAGAAAAATTAAATTTTGATGAAATAGCACTACAAGAACTTCCATTGGAAAGTATAATAGATCACTTAGTAAGAAGGGTAGTTCATGTCAGGACAGGCAAGAACTATGCTAAAGTAACATTAAAAGAAGTTGAAAGATCTGGTACTATAAAAGCAACTTATAAGGAGTGGACAATAAATTTTGATAAGGATGGAAATGAACTAAAAGGACGATATAGCAAAGATGAAATAGCTAGAGTAGAGGAAAAATGGGCATGGAAAGTATTCCAAAGTAAAAGAAAACCAAGCTATAAGGGTAATGTTGTTCTTGATCACTCGAAAGCTCTGGGTCCTTGGTTAGAAAAGTTGGCTGATATAACTAAGTTGTTTTCAGAGTATGACAAATATCTTAAAGGTGCAGATGTTAATTATCCTCAGTATACTAACGAAGCACAAGGGTTACCCGATAGACAAATAGCATTTGGTCTTCAAGCAGCCGTCGAAGATGCAATAGGTGCTTGTATTGAGATGACTTGTTATTTATTTGATTCAGCAGCATATAACTTAGTCGAGAGATCTTATAGAGAGGTTGAAGACAGAATTGCAAAGTTTATAAAGATGTATCCTGAGGCATTTTCATCTTCTGGAACTTTACCTTTAAGAGAGGCAATATTCAGTGCAGTGAAATATGGTCCATCTCTGGCCAAATATGATTATTCCGTCCAGCCTTCCACCACATTTTTTACAAAAGGACTCAGATATCATATTGTTAAAGGATTTTTTATAGACCCCATTAATGCCTCTATTAATTTAAATACTGATGCATTAACTATTGAAGCGGGTATGTTTAGTAATACTTTATCTAATAAATTAACACCATTAATACGTAGGCAAGATTTCAGAGAACTGATAGATCAACAGGCGGAGGCATTTGGATTTTCATCTACTAATAAACCAGATTTAGCAGCATTGTATGCAGAGTTAAATAGATCTATTGCTCCAAATTATCCGGATCTAAATTTACCAGATATATATCTTACGTCAACCGGCACACAGTTAATGTCACCAACGTTTTGTTTTGTTGATATTGATCCAGATCTTGAAATAGTTGAAATGGAAAAATCACTTGTAATGCTAAGAACAGTATTCTCAACTCAAATTGCTGCTTTATGGGGAGTTATTAATAAAAGAGCATACGATGACATACAAGCTTATATGGTTACTAATAATGGACAGAATACTCCTATGTTTGATACAGCGTTAAATACTATGAGTGCTCTTGAGATTGCGTTAGCAGGGAAGGGGGAAAGAAAACGAGGATTAGTAATTCCGGCTTGGTTATTAGATCAGACTGACCCCCTTGCTCCTAGAAAAGATAAGTTAGACATAAAGAACTTAAAAGCTGCCAATATTTTTAAGATAATGGGTGATCTTGTTAAAAAAATAGAACTTGAACAGACACAAAATAATGAGAATCCCGATCCATTGGCAAGAACACCATTAACAGTTCCATTGACAGAGGGGTATCAGGGTTTAGCTAAATCGGATCTTATGAAGATAATGAGTCTTACAGCATTAGTGGATTATGTTATTACTCTAATGGCAGTGGCTCCTTATGTAACTGATCAGGTAGAGGCGACTAAATGGCTAGGAGCCACTGATGGTCTTAATTTTGTAGAAGCATCAAAAGCATTATCAAAACATGTTGCAGGATTTCTAGAGGAGGACAAACCAAATGTCGAAAAGTTAGCAAGTATTTTTAAAAACACAGTACTTCTGACAGGAATAGAGGACCTAAAGATAGACTCAGAAATTAGAATAAAACGAACTATAGATTTAATTCTTAAAAAGAAAAATAAAGCTTCATCTATGCTGACCATAGCATCTACCGGAGATTGGAGTGCTTTTAATTCATTTATGGGTATTGGAAACGTAGATGGTGATTTTAAGAGAACTGAATTACTAACAAAATTTAATGAGTATATGCAGACAAAAAGAAAAGGTACAATGGATAGAGTGTATCCTGCTTTTAAGCTGTTTATCTTAGAGGAAGATTCCCCTGTATGGCATTCTTTTGATGACTTCTATACATATGATGCTGCTAGTGAAATTTCAATCATAGAGAGTAAACATGCTGCTAGTAAAACTGCATTGTTAAAACTATCTAATGTTACTGGAAAATTAACTGGTAAAAAATATAATGATCTTATTAATGAAGGGTACATTCCTTTACCGGGCGCTAATGTAAATTTAAAAGTAGGCGCAGAAATAATGATATTATTAGGATATGGTGCAGACTATCGACAGCTTAGAATGAAGTTTAAAGGGGCAATCACAGAAATTAATCCAGGTGCTATACTAGAACTAACGGCACAATCGTGGGGAGCAGGTTTACTTAATCAAGTTGGTTCTCTTGGTGGAATTGAGCATACAACACTAAATGGAGCTTCTACACTAGGTGGAGTTCTGTTGGATATACTAACTCAAACACCTGGGTTAGGGAAACTAGGAAGATGGGGTCTCAGGGACTGGGATAAAAATGATCCCAAACATTTTACTTATACATCTTTAAAGAGAATATATTATGCCAGAGCAATGAATTCTGCTTTGGGTTGGATTCCTAGTAAGGATTTTGCAGTTGTTAGTAATATATCTGATATACTGGGGGGCTTTTTGGAAGATAGATCTGAGGGTTTACCTTTTACTGGAAAAGGGGTTCTAGAAAAATATAGACAAAATGATGTAATTGTCCGCTCTGTTGGTAATGCTATTTTTGATAATATTATAATTAATAATAATAAATTAGACGGGTATGGTCTTTTTCAGTGGGTGTCCAGGGTTACAAAGATATCCAGTTGGGGATTCTCTTGGCATATTTATGCTCAATCAGCATGGGATGCTTTACATGAAGTTACATTGTTTTTAGGCGATTATATAGTGACGACTCTACCATTCGATGAGGGAAATGATGTATTCAGTAATCCTCCGCGTGAAACTTTATATGTAGGCCCTAGAGAACATTTATATAATGCATCTTCTTTTAAACCAACATTTAATATCAGAGATATAATGGCTGAAATAATTAAGGACTATAACAATAGTTCAACTATTGTTGCTAATGCTACTGAGCTGGCTAAAGACTTTTCAACGAATTTAGATAATGCGTTGGCTAAACTTAAGGAATTAGAGGATGGAGCAGAGTTTCCCGTTGGAGAGCCTCAAGTTGCCAATGTACCAATGTATTGTACAGAATGGTATGACGGGCATGAAGAAGATCCAGCAACTTCTCCAGGAGATGAATATACCGTACTTTATACTATTCCGACTCCTTATGATGTAGGCGCTTCTGGGGCAACTTTTACATTTTTTGTACCCGAAAAAGATAGTTTAGACAAGGATCAAGCCTCAAATCTAATAAATCCTGGATCCCCTTATCCGGCTGTGCACGTTCTTGGTGATTTTGTAAAAGATCATGGAATTCCTGGTTGGGGAGGAATGATAGAAGTAACTCGAGTTAAAGCTACAGATAGAGTTACCGGTCAGCAGTTTAATGCGGAAGTAGAATATACTAATGTAGGAGATGGATCTACAGCAGGATGGTGGGTTACTGTCAAAGATTTACCTGAAGTAGGAGCTACCTTTAGTCAAACGGTTTCTGAGGAATATTCTGACATTGAAATATTTGGAGCGTCAGGAAACTATTATGAATGGAATGCAGCTCCATTTTCTTCTGCCGGATCAACAGGTTCTAATGGGTTTAACCCAGAGCACTACATAGGAAGAGGCAAAGTTCTCTTATCAACTCCAGGAAATAAGCCAATACAAGATGGAAGTTTAGACGTATTTTTAATAACGTGTAATAGTGGGGGCCCTGAGTGTGAGGAACAAATCTTTGAAGTAGGAACGCTAGGGTATACAGGAAGCGGGGGCGCAACAGGATTTCAAGTAATAAGTACTGTAGATATTTTGGGCCCAACTTATGCAGGGTCAACTCAGACTTTTCCTCACGGAACTAGGGAGTATATAGAAAGATCTTATATACTAGAAATATACGATACTCCAAGTATATTCTTATATGATGAAAAATCAAGTGATGTTACTGGAGCTTCTTATGATTATGAACTTAGAGCTCCTATTAATTCAGATTCAACAAGCTTCTCTTATCAGACTAAGTATAAAGTAGCAACTAAATCTTTAGACTTAGGATGTAGTTATGCTAGGGAGTCTCATAACGAAGATGTAGGAGCAGGGACTTATTCTGGATGGGAGTATGATATTTATCCTGAGGGAGATTTACTATTAGAGATTCCTAACTGTCGACCAGTGTCCGGAGACTGTCCATGGTTAGATGAAGCAGAACCACCAGGTATGGATCAATATGGTCCACATATAGAAATTTCTGAGGAGGATTATGGATTAATTATTGAGGATAAAGCTTTTCTTAAGATACCACGTAGTCCGTGGTTTAATCAATATATCGCTGATGCTTTTCCGGCGCAATCATCTACCTATTCTTGGCATGTACCAAATTTAGATCCAGATCCAGACGAGAGAGTATGGTTATCCAGATGTGGGGTTGCTATTTCTAATGATTGGTTAGATTATAATGGAACATCAGAAAGTAATGCTGATCCTACATGGTGGGCTCCAGAAAAACGTTGGGACTGGATATTACCCAATTCATTTCCGTCTCAAATAGCTGAATCCGACGCAGGGTATATTGCGCCATATAGTTCTAGTATTTTTTGGAACTGGATAGCTGCAAATAATGCAATGTGGACCACATATTTTACAAGTGGATTTACTTCCCAATGGACAGGTAATGGTATTATTTTTCCAGATCCTCAAGACTTGTGGACATCTGTTTCTCAAATAAATACAGGAGGAGTAGGTGCTTGTGATGCTAGTACTGTATGGCAGACAGTAAATGAATGTACAGAGCTTAGCTTTACTAAATTTCCACCAATAACTTGTTCTGAGCATACAACATATGGCGCAGGAGCGCCACCTCCTGATTGTGCTGGAAAATGTTCTGGTGAAATAGGATATGGTTCTTTATTAGATGAATGTGGGGTATGCATGGATCCGGGCTGTACAAATACAGGTCCAGGCGCTACGTTTACTGAAAATCCATGTAATGGAGATGAATATCCTGGAAATGTAAATGAGGAAGGAACTGGATGGAATCAAATATGTGCAGATTGTGGAGGGTTAGCTAATGGTGATTGGTTTAATAATCAATGCGGGGATTGTGTAGCACCTGAGTCCTTTGGGGCAACTGCCTGTATTAGACACTGTAATGGAAGATATTATTATACAGATGGAGCTGATTCTATTGATCAAGCTAGTTTGATATCAGGAACTACAGGTCCCCAGATTGATACTTGTGGAGTGTGCATGTATTCATATGGCGAAGGGGCACAGAATCCAAGTTTACAAACATGGTCTACTAATACAGATTGGCAATTCTGGGGAGGAACAGGCATTAATCACGGAGCTGGCTTTGGGTGGAACAAACCCTGTGCTGATTGTGCACTTGAACCTGGGGGCACAGCGCTTCATGATAGATGTTATCAATGTGTCGGAGCAACTACTGGAGGTACCTATGCCGCAGATACGGTTGTTCCTTGTGTTACGGATTGTGCAGGTAACTGGGGCGGTACAGCTGAATTTGATGATTGTGGTGTTTGTGTTTATGATACTGCTAGTGGTGACGGCACTGGATGGAATCAAACATGTGTAGACTGTGCTGGAGAACCAGGAGGTACTGCATACTATGATAACTGTGGAGTTTGTGTTGGTCTAAGTACTACAGGTCCTTACCCGGCAGGGGCAACTGCTCCATGTATTGCAGATTGTGCAGGAAATTGGGGAGGGGCTCTGTTAGATACCTGTATTGGAAATAATGCTACTGAAGAAGAGGACTGTGTGAATAATGGGGGTTTTTGGTCACCTTTAGGATATGATATATGTGGTAACTGTGGGAAATCTGTAACAGATGTAACTCCTCAGGCATTTTGTAATAATGGTACTCAGTATAACGATTGGTATACTGGATGCGGAGCAAATATTAATGACTATTTATTTCCAGGAATAGGAGTTTATGAAGAAACTAATGGATGGGCATTTTACGCTGTGTATAATGAGGACGATCCGACTGGTTCTGATCCATTGGATACAATTCACAATTCGTTCCATTCTTCCTACGGAGGAAATGGTGCAACTTTTTCAGGTGAAGATACAGCTAGAGCTGCTGCATATGACTGGTGGGAGAATTTATCTAATCAATCTTATGGACTGCCTCAGAGTCCTTTTGGAGATTGTACTTGTTGGGGCGGTAATGAAGATAGTGACTGTGATGGAAATTGTCAGTATGATAGATCCTTTAGTTATAATAACTCTTATGACGATAGTGCTTCTCAGTTTGATGATTGTAATGTATGTGTACGTGCCTCTACTTATAACTCTGGGTCATGTGCTGATTGTTCTGGTGTAGATAATGGTAGTGCCTATACTGATGATTGTGGGAATTGTGTATCAACTCCTGATGCAGGGTGTGCAAAAGGATGTGACGGCATATGGTATGATGATAGCTCTCAACCTGAATACGATGATTGTACTATTTGTACAGGTACATTTCCAGCAGGTGTTCCTACTTACAACGATGAATCATGCTATGATTGTGGAGGAAATGTTAATGGAAATTTGCATATTAATAGATGTGGGCATTGTGGTGATCCATCTGATACAGGTGAGACAACTTATAATAGGTGTGAAATGGCTTGTGACGGAACATGGCAAACTAGAGTTTATGAGGATGATAGTGGTATAGGGGAAGATAGAGTCTTTTATTATCAAACTGGTTATTATAATCCATCGTATCCAGCTAGATTGGATTGGTGTGATATTTGCCACTTTGAAGGTTCTGAAGAACCGGGTTGGGACTTCCCAGATCGGCCGGAGTGGAATGAAAATTGTACAGATTGTGCGGGTGTTTTAAACAAACGACAACATTTACTTCATAATCAAGATAATGAATTTACTGCTACTGAGAATAAATGTGATGAATGTGTGTCTTTAGATACTTGGAGTATGACAAGTTGTGCTCCTGAAGGTACTGATAATTGCCAAAAACGGTGTGATGGAACTTGGTCTATAGCAAGTGGAACTGGAACTTGGCCACCATATGATACAAATGAATGTCCTAAACCGATATTCAATGATGGAGCAACTGCAGATAATATAGATAATTGTGGAGTATGTGGAGGAACAGGTGTTCCATTTGGAGATACCTTAGGTGCTGATATGACCTATTATGGATGTGGATGTGAGGAAGCCTGTCGAGGAGATGTACCTTGGCAACTAAGAACGGTATATGAAGCAAGGCATAAAGATCCGATTAAAGTTGTAGTCAGGTATTCCTATATAACTGATTTTATAGATGACGCATTAGAATTAGATATTGCAATCTCATATTATGTTAAAAAAAAGTGTGCACAATTTGCATTTGAGCTTCCTCGAATTCCTACTAATATAGGAGTAAGTACAATAGAACAATTAGGATTTATTACAATGGATCCTCATAATATTCAAGCAAAAATCACTATAAATCCTGCAGATTATGGACAGGAAAGTCCTGATGGAGGATCATCTCCCTATGAGATAACTATGAATTCGTTTAGCCAATTTGGTCAATTAACTCCAGAGGGCGAGGTAACTGTTAATGAAATTGATCCAAATAATCCACCTGAGTTGTTAGATGCAAATCCAAATGTGATAGGAGCAAGTACAACATTAGCGCTTATTAATAAATATACAGTGGTACCAAAAGTTCATAGACAATTAAATCATGCTATTTCATATTTATCCTCTACTCCAGTCCCTGTGGATTACAACTTTTATTTTAAAACACTTGGTTCGTGGGTAGAGGTGACTTATAACTTAATTAATCATGTAGCAGCTAATCCTTTACAGATAGCAGGGGCCCAGCAAGCAGTGCAAGAAATACAAGCTAATATTAGCAACGTAGCCGAGTTAAAGGAGTTGGTTGCCAAAAATGAACAAGAAGTTTTAACATTAGCTAAACATAGTATTTCTAAAATAATAAAAGATATTTATAATCTTCAGGGGTATGGGCCTGGTTCATACTTAAATGGAGGATGGGAGTGGAGAGAGTTTGTTCCAATCTTTGTAAAACAGTTGATAGGGAATGGTTTTCACCGCTATGCAGCGATAGTATCAAAATGGGCAAGTGTAGGTTTCTGGAGTCCCTTCTTATCTAAAAAAATTCTGATATGGGGCATAGATATTAACGTATGGGGAAAGGTAATCCGAGAGATTGGCTGGTATGGGGATAGTCCTGTTCCTTTTACATATACTAAAGTTCATGAGATTTTAGTAGGTGATTATGAAAAAAACTTTATTGATAAAACTATGATGAGTAGTATTGAAATAGATGAATACTCTGTTGGGCTACTAGAGTATGTAAATAAGCTAAAAAAACTAAATTCAGAAGACTGTGAGTGGATGACTCCTGTTGTCGATCCTGCTACTAACGCTAACGTGTCTAAGTATAACAAGCAGATGTACAATTTTCGAATAAGTAAAGATAAAATGGTTTCTGAATCAGTAAAGGTTGATGAGAATGTGGATACTGGAGGTTATAGAAATACATCAGGCTTCTATCACAAGGACAAACCAGAAATGAAAAAGCTCGGAATGGAATTTAAATATCTTGGTGGTATTAAAGGAGATATTACGTTTGCGGGCATTGATCTTACCCTAACAATCTCATCTGTCGGGGTTCTTCAGCATTTAACGGACATGTATCATAATATATTTTTACTGTCGAAGCAAGATCTGGCCATGAAAGAAGATATAATTGACATAATGAAAAATCAAATAGAAGGCAGAGCAGCAGGTCTGGAGAGTTATAATATAGAAGAACCTGGTTATAGTGATATGTCTCTTGTTCTTATTGAACTAGAAGATAGAATAAGAGAAATTAGAGGATTAAATAATATATTTAGTTATAAGTCAGTAGTTCAACATCACTTCGTAGATAGTTATAATGATATTTTGCAGAATAATATTATTGCTACAGCTGATGAAATGTTTAATCATGTTTCTATACATTATTTAGCAGAACCCTCTAAGGCTAAAACAAATACGTCTGCTGAGTATTATAAAACAGAAGCTATGGTAAGCTATGACCAGGATGCTGATTATTTGAGAACTTATACCTCTTATATGAAAAATATGGATCCTAATATGTTTAAAGACTGGTCGAGTGCAAATGTTTACTTAGGAGACCATAGAGCTAATGATGAGTTTGCTCAGGAGCAAATATTGGATGCATTTACACCAGAAGCTTCAAACATAGCACAAAATGTACTAAGAAATGTTATTAAACCTATGTATCAAGGAACGTTAAGTATGTTGGGTAACCCTAATATAAGACCATGGGATGTAGTATACATCTATGATGATAATATAGCTATGTATGGTCCAGTAGAAGTAGAACAAGTAGTTAATACAATATCGGTAGATGGAGGATATATAACTACTATTATTCCTAACCTCTTGATTTATGATAAAGATTCAATGAGAGCAATTGAGCAACAACTAATGAGTCATATCCAGCAGTTTGGATTTAAAAATATGGCAGCTTTGGGGGCGTACTCCCTCATAAGACTAGGCGCCGCCAGAGTAGGATGGAAATGGGTCTATAATACGTTTTTGAAAGCATCTTCGGAAGGAGCAGGACTCTCTGTTTATAACGCAACTGCAAAGCTATGGGAACTATCTGCTAAGCAGGTTGCAGATGGAGGCTCTCGGTCGGCATTTGCATCAGCTAAACTAGCTAATAAGGCTCAGACTAAAGTAATAGGAAGACTTAAGGCAAAGTTAAAATCGCAAATGGCACTAGGAAGTTCAGGCAAACTTTTAGATGACGCCGGTAACCTTGTAGTTGGTAAGGAAAAAGAGGTTTCGAAACTTGTTCAACAAATTTCAAAACTGAGAGCAAAAGCACTAATATCTAAAACTACAATAAAAACTACTATAGCTTCTTTTACTAAAAGAGGAGGTTTAGCTTCTTGGGGAATAAAGGCATTTAATTATGCAGGTTGGGCATATCTGGCCTGGGAAGTACTGAGTACAGTATGGAATATAATGGACAAAACAGCCTATTATAAAATAAATGTTGCTCAATTATTAGCTGGTGAAAATCAGTTCACATGGGTTCCTTTAACTTATAAAGGCGAAGACTATGTTGCCGGGTTAGAGGGAATTATAGGCACTCCTAGAAGTACATCTACTATTATACACGGTGAGTTAAAAGGAAAAGAAGGAAGGAATAGAGCTATATATATACTAGGACAAATGTGGGATGCATAGACAGAAGGTGACATATCTATAACATGGGAACAGCAAACGACCTTACTTCAAAATTTGACCATAAAGCAGCTAAGTCTGTTACTATGCGATATCCAGTTAGAATTGCATCAAATAGAGCAGTATGGCATAATGAATCCAATGTAATTGTAGTGCAGGGAGATGATTTTGACAAAACTAAAGTGGTACATTTTTGTTTGCTTATGAATCCTCCACCAAATTCTCACTCTAAGGAGGAAGAAATAAATCCAGATGAAGTAGAAGTATTGGAGCTACTGTTTGCAACGCATAAACCTAATGATGATCCAAAAAGAACGTTACCTACAAAAGGGGTTCCATTAGAGATAGATGGTTTTGCGTTTATATTAAATACCCATTCCAGACAGACCCCCGCTAAACCGGCTACCATTAAAGCTTCACCTTCAGAAAAAGATCTATCGACAGATCGTGCTGATGGGACAGCATCTTATTTGAATGTTGCGGGATACGGATTAAATATTACAGGAGGAGGAGATATATCAATAATAGGCAAAAATTCCTCTATGAACCTTGAGGATAGAATAACAATGACCGCACCTGTTTCAACAAATGAATTGACAGGGAATATATTAACTACACAAAATTTTTTAACAGAATATTGCATGATACCACAGAATGTTTTACCTACCTGGATTGTAGGCATGGACCCGATTATTAATGTATTAGAAATTTTAGATGCATACAACGAAGTTAACAAATATGTACAAATATGTGATGGGTTAATGGATATTTATGAAGCATTCGGGGATCAGCTTGCATAGGATAAACAATTTAGCTGGGGGAAAAGAAGAGATGAAATTTACAAAAGAATGGTTATCTTCATTATTAGAAGAGAATATGACTAATTTAAAAACAGGAAAAAAAAGCGTAACGATAAATTATAAAAAACTTGAAGAAGAAATTGAGAAGTGGAGAAAGAAAACTAAACGTACTGAAGAAAGTTAAATGAGTGTAAATAAAGAATATAGACTTTTAACTAAAGTACCAATAGGTACAAAGATGATTGTTAACAAAACAGGTAAGTCTGTAAAACTTGATGAAATAAGATACTTTCCTACTCGGTATAAATGTGATGATGGTAATTACTATTATACACATGATGTGGATATATTATGGCATATATAATAGTAGATCCATGTGTAAGTACTTGCGATACAGCTTGTGTGGAAGTTTGTCCCGTGGATTGTATTCATGGTCCTGAAGACACAGAGGGTTTAGGTGCAGAAGCAAAAGAACCTGGATTTAATCCAGAAGGTAAACAACTCTATATCAATCCAGAAGAATGTATTGATTGTGGAGCTTGTGAACCTGAGTGCCCAGTAGAAGCTATTTACGAAGAAGATTCTGTTCCAAAGGAATGGGAAAAATTTATAGATAAAAATTATGAGTTTTTTGGACAAGAAAGACCCTAAATTGGAGAAATAAAAATGATTAAATATATAATAATAGCAGGTTTGTTTTGTACTTTTTCAACTGCAGCTGAAGTAGATGTTGCACTACCTGAAGTAGTACAATCACAGACTGATGATGATAAATATGTAGTAGATGCTAGAAGACGTGGTGGTAAAGGAAACAAAAAACGTAGACGTGGAGGCAATGGTTTAAGATAATGAAATTAGCTTTTAATGAGCATGGTCAAATTATATCCAGTAGTGGAGCTCTTGCTAATATTGAAGGAGGAGCCCTGGCAGAAATGTACAGGCTTAATTCTTTTTTTGGTATAGTGCGAGGAGATTATATTTTTGATGTTAAATTTGGCAACTCGGCAGCTCAATATACAGGTAAAGCCTTAAATTCTGAGGTACTTAATTCGTTTGCTAGTACTTTAAAAAAGGCTTTGGATAATTCAGATTTGCTTAACGATAGAACTTATGAAATAACTACTTCTCAAACAGGAAGAGATTCTCTATCAGTAAATATTACAGATCAAACTACTGGACATAGCTATGCTTGGAGATATGATGTTAGAACTAATAGATTAACTAAAGTTGTAGAAGTAGATACTCCTTCTGTGGCAAAAACATATCAAGCATTTACAGAGACATTTACAGTAGATGGTTTTACTAGGCTTTTGAACATAGAAGCCTTATATACGAAAACATTAGTTGATAATGGATTAGGAATATTTGATAATATTGAAATTTTACATAACGTTTACATACAGGAGTCTAATTCTGCAGAAAGAAGGTTGGCATTCAGTAGTGAACTAGAAATTGACATGTTAAATTACACTGTTCAATTTTATACAGCCCCACCTGAAGGTTATAGAATAACTGTAGAATTGTGGCCTTCACTAATGGCTAATCTTTCAGGACTAGATAGCCCTTATTTAACAAGAAAATATGGAGTATAATTATGTCATATATTTTACAAAATAAAGATGAAATAGACGAACGACTAGTAGAATTATTTAAAGTTGCAGGATTTTCTAACGCTAGTAGCCCAGGTACTCCGGAGCATGCCCTTTATAAAGTACTAGTAGAAGAACTGTATAATGCATATGGAGTGCTTGATTCTGCTTATAGAGGAGCGCTTCCTTTAAACGCATCAGGTGCTAATTTGGATTTATGGTCAACGTTCTTTGGAAGTACAAGACAATTAGCAACTTATGCTAAAGATTCAACTTTAACTAATGTTTATTTTTATTTTCCTGAGGATTTTGATATTTCTGTAATCCAAGCGGATATAGATATATCAACAGGAACATTAATAAGTGCAAATGGAGTTAATAAATTTTATACTGTTACCGAGGACGCTGTTTTGACTACACTTGCTACTGAAGCCCGAATTGTCTATGTTAAAGTACAGGCACAAGAGAGTGGGGAAAATAACAATGTAAATAGTGACGAGTTAAATACACATACTTTGGATGTAAGTGGCTTATTAGTGTCTAATAAATTTCCTATTACTTCTGGATTGTTTCCACAAACAGATTCGGATTTAAGAGTATCTATGCAGAATATTTTTGGTAAATTACTTAGTACCAACCTTGCTTCCATGCAATTTCATGTACTAAATCTTCCAGGTATATCTAATGTTAATATTTTTCCATTAATACGAGGAACAGGTACATTCAGTTTATTTATAGATTCTGTAGCTCCTGTTGTATCTTTAGAGCTTTTAAATCAAGTTCAAGAAATTATAGATCAAAATAAAGCTCTAGGGACTATAGGATATGTTGACTATCCAGAATATAGAAGTATTACCATTGAATTTGAAGTCCTTGCTAAAGAGGGGTTAGATTCAGAGGCACTAATTTCAGAGTTAGAGTCATCTGAATCTCAAGTTATTGTAGATTTGATAAATAATATTCCCCGCGGTGATTCGTTTAGACCAAGTGAAATGGTAAGAATTATTCTTGATAATAGTAAAGTATTAAATGCAACCGTAAAAACCTTAAAAATTGGAAATTATAGCGTTATAGACCAAACAATAAAAGATAATGAAACAGTAGCTCCAACACCAAAACATATTGATATCACTCAAAAATGGTTTTGCTCTACTGATCTTTGCTCATATTGCGCTGTTTCTTTTGGATAAATGAGACCTAATTCAAAAAAAGAGTACTATATTTCTCCACGAACTAACGTATCGTTGTCGCAGCTGCCTTCTTTTATGAAGAAGGGTACGGACAGTACTTTGTTTACATTATCTAATCCTCAGAATATCGAGTTTGATAGATTTTATCATGATATAACAGAATCAGCACTAAATTTAAATCCAACGACATTAGACTTATCTTTGCCTGATTTTATATATACTTTTTCAGATCTAGCTATAGGGTCGGGGGTAACTGGAGCAAATTCTGAATTAGAGGAAGTATCCTTATATGATTTTAATTTTAATTTACCTACCAGATCAGCTACAGCAGCTTCAGTTGTAGATGCTGTCATTGGAGTAACAGGGGCTAATTATATTGATATGCATCATGTGGCTCCAATTACTTATACGTTAGATGATTATAACTATACGGTAGCTAAAGGGTATATTGGGCTCCGAGAAGGATCTTGGCTTACCAATGATCTTATTTCAGTATTTGATGCTGAGTTAAATTTAATAGAATCTTTTGGATTGCCTGCTGTTGAACAAAATCTAAGCAGTGCTTCCGATGAATGGATAGAATTAGATGAAAACCTTAGTTATTCTTTAGACAATAAGTTTATTGTAAAAGACAGTCTTACTGTTGTAAATCCTCATACAGGTACTATTGTAGATGAAGCTGGTTATACTTTTAGTAACAGTACGTTAACTTTTTATGAAGCTCCTGAGTTTACATTAGTAGTGGAGTATTCTTATGTTCCTTCTCCAGTTTTGCATTCATTATATTATTCTACACATTTTCATGATATTTCAGTTTCTCAGGCCTCATCAGCAGCTAATCCTACTGGATTCTTATTTTTAATAACTGACCAACCTGATCTTAGTGCAGGAGTTTCAGCAGGGGCAGATTATTCACATCCAACAGGCACTACTAGAAGTATAAATTCGTATGATAATACACTAAGTGAAGCCGATGACATTAAAATTAATTTTACTGCAACAGACGTATCAGTTGACCAAGAAGTAAGTGTTACCTTTAAATACTATGCAACTTATTCTTATGATTTATTTGATGGCACCTTGGCATATTGGGGTTACGCCAACGATCCTTATAATCATCTATTAGTTGTTAATGATTTTATAGATCCTGTTAAAGATACAATATTAATAAATGGAATAAAAGTAATAAATGTAATCACAGAAGAAGATATTACAGCTGGTTTTACTTTTACGAATGTGGAGGGCAGCACAGGAGCTTATCTTACTAGGGTAGATTTGACAATAACAGGTTCTCCAGATACTTTTGAAATACAGATTCCTTATATTCGAGAAATTACCCAAACAGAAGCAGCTACCATTTATTCTGAGCCCATGACAGATATATTTACTGTAACAGATGTATCAGCTTCTTCGACATTTTATTTGAATTTTTCATATGTATATGGAGGAACATCAGATTACCACTCTTATATAACTTTTCCTACAACGTTATCTAAGCAATTTACTATGGATACAGCAGGAGCAACCTTAACCATAGGGTCAACATTTGATGTTTCATATGAGGGGTTGTCTAATTGGTCCGTTAAGCAAAAAAGATTATGGGCAGATAATGGTATTACTATTGATCATTCAGTATTTAAATCAGGAGCAGGGGCATCAACAACATCTACTTATACTTACCAGGACTCCGTTAACAATATAGAAATTATTAGTTTAGAAACGGAAACAAATTATCACGCTTCAACTGTTTACTATCCAGAAAAAATACATAGTGTGGACAGTTACTTTGATTTAATTACTTATTCTTTAAATGATAAAGAAGGCAAAATAGAGCTCTACACAGCTTCACAGGATTTACATGATATTTATAATTTATATTTTATAGAATATGGAGTTACCGGTCTTGATGGAACTTCTACTTATTATGCTAGTGCAGTTCCCACCCATAGTTCTATTCGGAAACGACCAGTAGGTCTACAGTTATTTCACGACTCAATAGCGTTATTAGAAGAAGATATATCATCCGGCGACTTTAATTTAGAGTTCAAAGATGTACATACCCTTAATTCTTTAGCTACCCTAAATACGTTCACTACAGGAGCTACATCAGATACAATTAACTCATTTACTTTTAATAGTGATAATGATTGTCAGTTGTTCAGCGGAGGAACTGGCTATACTATTCCATTATACTATGATTATCTTACCAGAATTGTAGATGAAGACACATCAACAGAATCTTTATACTTTCGGGAAGAGTATGCAGGAGCTACCGTAACGGGGGGAACTGGTTTAGTTTACAGCTTTTCAGACCGAGAAACATCAGTAGTTGAACATAGTGTTGATCATTGGGGTAGAATTTTTGGAAGCGATAGATGGCCAAAAGAAACTTTAAAAGATTATTTGAATAGGTTAACTAATATAACTGAGGCTAAAGGAGCCTCATCGTTTCAAAAATCATTAGATGGAATATCAGCTACTTTAGGGTCTCCTTCTTACAATATTAGTACCAGAAATTCATTTGATTTAAGGTATCCTGCTGCAGTTAGTACGGAATCACAAACAGTATTTTTGCAAGGACCTACTGCTACAATATCCACCAATTATCCCATTAATGAGTTTATATCAGCTACAATATATCATTCAGACGGAGAAAATTATTCGATTACATTAGCTGATTTAGTCTATACAGTTGGTTCTACAGGCACAGACCTTTCCTTAATTACTGGAGGAGCAACTACAGGAGACTCTGTTAATATAAAATATAAACCTTATGCTACTCTATCTATAAATGGCGAAGGGTCAACAGGGCCATTTACATTAATCTATGAAAACGAGACACATGATAGTACGGCGGTATTAACCATAGATAAACAAGCAATTGATCGGGTATTAGCTTATGAGGACTCTCTTATTACTACTTATAGTTGTTCAGACTTCGTACCAGGAGGTACATTTGCATCATCCTACGGATGTGCTGGGACATATGGAGGAACTACTGTTAGTGACTCATGCCAAATTTACTGCAATAATGGACAATATACGGCAGAAATAAGCTACTATGCAAACACTACAGATGATATTTTTGATCCAGTATTATATGAAGAAACTAATATTCATTATTTTACTGATGTGGTTTCAGGATTAGCTCCGTTAACCGAGAATTCATCTCATATTGTAATAAATGATCTTATAAATTCTTCTTACATAGCAGAGAACTCTGTAAATAATATACCTGGAGCAACAGCTTCTGACCTTATTAATATGGGAAAAGGACCATTTTTATATAAATGGGGTGAGTTTTTCTGGGATAATTATAACTGGAAAGATGGTGAATCTTTAAAACTAGGCCTAAAGACCATATTTGATGCACATACAGCTACGCTATCTGTTACCGACCCAAAATTCTCCAACGGAGTTGCTTCAGGGAACCATCTAAAATTTCTGGGATTTGATAAAGATAAAAAAGGAGTAGTACAGACTGGTCAATTTTATTATAAGGATAAACAATATTATTTAGGTTCTGCTATGCAAGTAACGGCGTTTCCGGTTGATAGTGGATATCAACCTATGGTATTGTGGGAGGAAGGCGCAACATTTTCTATAGACCTTCCTATAACAGATACCCCTATTGTTGTTCAAAGGGATGAGCCGTCAATTTTATATTCGGCTCAAAATTCTGTAGATATAAACAGTATTAACAGTAATCCATACAAAGAAGATCTTGGAGATAAAAGTACCGTTGTTACCGCATTATCAGGAAATAACGACTTAAATGTAGTCGAAGTACCTTATGATTTTGGAGGAGGAACAACTGATAGGGGGTTTGAGGTATTTGTAACCGGAGCTACAGGAGGAACAGGGGCCTCTGCTGACTATGTTGAGTTTTTAGATGGTGTTATATTTTCGGAAAGTGGATCTAATCATATTGAGTTAACTGATGCACAGGTAATTTATATAACTAACGACATAGAATCAGATCAACATGTATGGTATATTTATAATTCTGATAGATATGTTGCTACTCCAGGACCTGAGGATTCTCCCCCAAATTCTTCGATAATTGGGACAGATAAATCACTACGGCACTCTGTTGATGTATCACTTTCTTCCCTTATTACACCACTTTCTGATGTATATCCTGAAGTGTCTGAAATTATACAAGATATATCAGGAGCTACTAACGAATACTTTATGATTGACGATTTTACTGAAAAAAGAATAAAAATAGAAGATCAGGGTTGGTTGGCAGGCAGTTCTGCTAATCACCATATATTTTCATTTGATACAGAAGAGGGAAACGAGTACACAATAAAGAGTATTAATATGGATTTTCATACACAAGATTTAGGTAATAAGATTTTAGCTCTAGGAGATGAATTATTACCAGTTAAAGCAATAACAACTAAACTTAGTTCGTCTATTATAGATTCGGTTCATCATACAATGAAGATTACTATTGAGGCTAAGGACGAAGAAAATGGATATGTACCTAATGCTTTATTTACGTTAACAGGAGCAACTTTTACAGAGAACTCTTGTATAACTAAAGCCGACGGTTTATGCATTATAAATACTGACATTCAGATGGGCGCTTCAGGCGCTACTGGTGACATATCTATAACGGTGAGCTATAAAGATCTTCCATTTGATACATTTACAATTACTAACATAGGAGAGGTATAATAATGTCTTATTTTATAATTCCACCAGAACAATATTTCGATGATACGGCTGCAAATCTTGCCACACCGGAGAGATTTAATGCTATATTTAACATAATTAATCAAGAAGCAGTAAGTAGACATGGGTTTATTTATCCAATTATGCTGAATGTATCTCATCCAACTATTTCTTTAGATAGTGAGGGGGTTCCAAGCCCCTTGGTAATATCTTTTCAAGAGGTTGGAAGTGCACTGGCTCCAGTAGATGGGGAAGGTGCTACTTTGTATAACATAACCTATGAATGGTCTCTAGCTACTGATAGTGTAGGGGGTTTCACGGGAGCAACTGGTGATAGTTCAGTTTCTATAGATTTACAAGGTTCAACTTATGATTCTGCTACCGATACGGTAGGTGTAGACTTAACACTAACATATCTAAATATAAATCAATCTGAATATAAAGTGTTTTCTACTAGCTACTCTGTTCCTTTTGTAGAAAAAGGATTAGATGGAGAAGCTGCAATAACTACTCCTATGCCTTTAATATATGCACCTTTTAATCATCAACCATTAAGTTGGTTGGAGCCTAATAGCGATCAAAATGCTATGGCTAAAATACTTGCATTCAATCAATCTTTTGTTCCACCTGGTTGGGGAGCGTATAATGTAACGTGGAGTTTAGTGGATTCAGGAGGTAATGATTATAGTAATTATATTTCATCTTTTGATAATACTAAAGTAGAACTGCAAATACCGGATGCAGACAAACATTTTATATTAACATTAACTATAACTAATAATGGGGGCATAAATGAGTACTCCACTACCGTTGATATATTTACCTATGGACCAGGAGTGTTTTTCTTACAATGGGGTTCGTCTGATGATATTCCCCAAAATCCACATTTTGTAAGTTTAGAGGGAATTACAATTCCACATTCTGATTCCTTATTTCCTATAGAATCAGGCTCAATGAAAGTAAAATGGGGATATGATAATACCGATTTTGGAGAAGTAGGAATAGCTAATTATTCTGGTTATTTAGGGGGACCTAACAGTCCTAATTCTGAAGCACTTTCAACAGCCTTTACAGCTGCTGGATTAACTCCGCCTACCTCCGAGGACGAGTGGAATTCATATGCTTTAATAAATATAGAACAAGCTGCTAATAATATAGTAGATAATCTAGCTACTTGGTTTATCTTTATTGGTGGTCAAGGAATGGTACAGCAGGCAAAAATTGAAGCAGATGTAAGTAGTTCTAATGCTTATTTTTCAGCAATTATTCCAGAATTTGTTAAATCACATACTTATTTAATATCCGGTTTAGCGGTAGGGCAAGCTCCTAATGGATTTTTTGACCAAAATGTTTCCATAGGGTCTAAATTTGAAAGATCAATAATCCACCTTAAACACTATGAGGTAGGAAATGCAGGCAATTTAACATATGTAGGCAATCATGATCAAACTAGAATAGTTACCCCTAGTAAATCTATATTTCCTATATCTACTATATTTAAAGGTGTCCCAAATAACATTTATTTTCATGCAAGTGTAGCATCAGCTATAGGCAGTTCCTATTCGGGATTAATGACTTCATATGGAGGATTAGTTCCTAGTACAGCTAATTCTGGGATAATCTCATTAACGTCGGCACGCACTATTTCAGGGGTTGTTGTTGCAGGAGAGCAGTTTGGAGTAGACGTTGATATAACTTTGAATAGTGGATCAGAAAATCCAATAGGGTATTTAGTATCGTATCGGGAATTTGGTGCTGCTGACATTATAGATGAATCTTTAGTTCCAAGTTTTAGTGCAAATAGCGCAGATTACTCTGTATTGTTTATAAAAAGTAGACACTTCAGTCTTCCAGCAAAACTAGGAAGAAAGGTTAAGGTTTGGGTAAAGAGTGTCATGGGAGATGGTTCCATGTCAGTCTATGTAGCCAGTTCAGAAGTAGTAGTTCAATTTCCATCTTCATTTGAGCAGTCCTTACTACGTGTACATTTAGGTAGAAGTAATGGAACGACTCCTGCAAGCTCAGGAGACTGGGAAAATACCTGGGAAGACGAAGGCGCAACTTATGATTTTAGTCAACATACTACTCATTTTGCTACTTTTGCCAAAAAGACAGAATTACAAGGTGTTAATGTATGGGTTCAAGGCTTAGAAAGCAGTAGCAGTCAATGGGATATAATTATATCTATTGGCGGATCTGGGGCCAGTGAGCACTATGATGTTGCCACGAATATAGATTCTTCTTCTCCTGGATTTTTTTCTAACACGACTCCTACTTTATATTATTTAGATGATTTATCTGTTACCAAGGAGGCAGGTACGCCAATTGGTATAAATTTGAGATTTAATGGAGCTACTGGAACAGAAATAGGAGACTTAGGAGACAAAGATTATGATATAACAGTTGAGCTAACATATTCATACCCGTTTGAAGAGACTGCTTAATGAATTTTAAATTCATAGATAAAATGACATTAGATGACTCTGGTTTCAATGTTGGTCCTGTTCCGATAACAGCTTTTTTGGGAGGAGATACAGAATCCCATCAGGTTAATATAACAAAAGGTATAGACTACAATAGTATGTTTGGTTTTGATAAAACTACTAAACAAATTTTGCCTATGGGTTCAACAGGTGCATTTATAATTCCAGGACAAAAGTTAGCAATCGGAGCAGCTGTAGACATTCTGTTAGGACCAGTAGATGCCAATTTAACGTCTACTTTAACTGACGCAACCGCAGATGAATTTATTATTTATGATTTATTAACTAATAAACCGTTTACCTCTTTTGCAAAAGTTAATTCTAATACAGTACATTTAGGCGCTTATGATTACCAAAACAATGTTTTAGTGTATAGAACTAGTACTGATGAGGAAAGATTTTTAAAGGTCTCTCCTCGTTATACAGTTGGAAGTGATTGGAGTATTGTTGATAATACTATTGAGTTAACACATTCCGATTTTGTAGTAGACAACCAACTTACCTTTATGAATAATCCTTTATCTCAAGTTGAACTATTATGGTGTGATAAAGAAGATTACAAAAATTGGACACTATATTTACCTAGAAAAATAGAATTAGGTCCAAATTCTACTATACTTATTACTCCTACAGGAGCTGGACCATCTTCTAAACGACATAAATATATAGAAAAAGAACATATTAATAAAGTAAGATCTAGATTGTTACAAACCAACCATAGAGGCCTAGATATAACAGGAGACGGAAGTTTTAGTAATAATACAGAGTCAATTAATTATGAGTATGGTTATATAAAACTATATGATAAAAAAGAAAAGCATTATAACAAAGTGGTGTGGGATATAGATCCTAAACGAGGCTATCTTCTTTTAGAAGATCCGGCAAAAGATGGACTTCTAATAGATTATAAAGTTGATGATTCTTGGTTCCCCTTTGATTCAGAGGTAATTAATATGAATCCTTTACGTAATAACGTATTGACATATTATGTATGGATTCATAACACTACACATAGATTGTATTATAGTAATTCTAATAATAAATCACTTTTGTTTGAGAATAATACTTTTAGTAATACAGTTGTTTTAACAAATAAATACAGTCATTTATTTACTGTATCCACTGTCTATAAAGATTCCCAGGCTATAGATATAAGACAACACGGAGGAGTTTTAAAAAATCAAGACGGTGCAGCTTTTGATATAAAATCACATACAACTCTCGGCTATTGGGGTTACGAACCAACACCATTAAATATAGTTTTGGTAGATTTGCCAGACAATATACTAGAAAATATGATAGATCAATTTAACGAAAAAGGAGCAACAGCATATGACTTAGCTATTCCCGCTAGTATGCAGGAGGATAGACAGACGGCAGTAGTTTATTTAAATGAATTTGAAGATGAAAATGGAGTTAATTTAATACAAAATGAGATTTTTGAAGCAGTAGGTAAGTATATGCCATTAGGGATTGCGGTTATTGTCCGAGACCAATACACAAATGTATTGTTTGGAACAGAGGACTCAGCGTTACTTACTACTAGTCATGGTTTATAGGAGTATATATTATCGCAACACTACAATCATATAGAATAAAGGAAATACAAGAGCTTATTATATCAGTGTTTGGTCAAATGAATATAACTGATCCTGACGAAAGAAATAATATTGCATTAGATATAGCTACGAGACTTAATACAGGTAATCCGTTGTCTTCCTCATATTCTAAAAGCGATACAGCTAATTCTGCGAAATACAGAGCAGATATTAGAGCAATTTTAATTGATGTTATAACGGAATTATTATATATTAGGAATTTGCAAACAGAAGTAAATGACCTTGAAGCAGACTCCCGTGATTCAATAAGGTACGCTTCCAATAGAGTAGATAGAATACTTAGCAAACTTCATGCACTGGGAAGTAATGTATTAGAAACATTTGAAGAGGGGTTAGTTTCAGGTAAATTTAGTGGGACTTTAATTAAGGATGGTAAACTAAGACTCGACGAAGCTCAGATTACGGCTGCCTTAAAATCTATTGATATACTAAAGGTTATTCCAGCTGAGTCTATTACTAATAACACCAAAGTTATTATAACTGGAGATCCCAATGTGCTAGGAGTTAGAGGGACAGGATCAGATACCTTATGGATAGAATGCATCACTCCCAGAAGAATTGAGCTTAATTGGATAGATAGACCATACTGGGAGTCAACGCAAGATTCTGGATCCTCTATTAGAATACAAGGACTATTGATTGCTATAGATATAGAATTACAGGACGCTATAACCCCTGCTGCTATTACGGTTAAAGGTACTGATGATATAAGACTATTCAGGGTTTATGCTGGAGATTCTTTTGGGGGTACAAGACTTTTATCAGCTAATGGAAATCCAGTAGAAGATGTAACGGCGAGTAATACCTCTTATGTGGATGATATTGTTTTATCATCTGACTCTGTATATAGTAAATTTAAATTACTATTAAATGTACCATATCCATTTAAAGAAATTGACGGAAAACAAGTTTATAAAATAGGATTACACAATATAAAAATATCTTCAGAAATAACTAGTGATTTAATTTCAGGAAGTTTTAGTACATTTCCATTTATTGCTAACAATTTATCATTATTCAAAGCTAAACTGTACGCAAAACAAAAATTATACCCAGCATCTTTTACAGAATATAGTCTATGTTTTTATACAGGCAAACTTAAACAAGAGATAGCTGTTTTACCAAAACGTACTCAAAAAGTTTATTCTCAATTAACATCTGATTCAGAAGGTAAGTTTACCTTACCTTTTCCTATTATTTCTGGGCCCAGTGCTGATGAGATGACCATTTGGACAAGTGATAATGTAGAAATAACGGATACTTTAGTGCTCGACAACAATGGATACGAAATACAATTAGAGAGCTATCCAAATACAACTGCTTTATTTGATTATTGGACATTCCCTTATACGTCTTATACAGGGGACAACACTACAGCCGAACACTGGACATCTCAAGATGACGTTCCTATAATTCAAAGAACTCCACCTTCATCAAATCCTGATAGAATGCTAGGAGTAGATGAAGGAATATTTGCAGGAACATATCTAAATAAAGTTTATCATGATAAAGCTGACGGAAGGATATTTCCGTTAGATCGAGTTCCTCATATAAATGTTCGTTATATGGATGGTCACGATACATTTGCATTTGAGGTTAATGGTGATGGAATCGGGATAGACGATATTACACCTTATCTTAATCCTCTTAATACTATTATATTCGACGAAGATGAGACCAAATTACAATTTTATTATAAAGATAGAAAAATATATACAAGTTTTAATATGTTAGATCCGGTAGCTTATTCTACTGCTAATGCTAATAATACTTTTCCTTCTATAAACTCTGTTGTAGTAAAGTATGCTACAAAAGCAGATTCTGTATCTTTAACAATCAAGTTATACGGAGAAGGTCCTTTAGTTGATATGTATAATCTAGAGCTTATAGGACTAGACTTAGGACTTGAATCCACATCAACATTGAGTGTTGGAGCAGACCCAGGTACTGCTGAAAGTTCTACTACGTCTGGATCGTACCAAGGGACATCTAGTGGAGGTTCTAATATGGCTGGATCCTATTAATGTATCACAATTCTAATACTAGTAATGTTGTAACTCCTGTAAATGGTGATCCTAAAGATTCACTTCAAGAAATAATTTTTATTTTGCCAAATGGCTCTATATGGACAGGTCCTGTACATAAGATGAATAAGAATGAGTGGATGACTGGCTCCTTTCATACTAATGTTTCTGTACCTTTGTTTGCTTATCAAACTACGCTAGATTTTCCAAAACAGGGTTCAGTCGCAACAAGCACTCCGTTAAACAAAGTTTTGGAAACCCTCGGTATACGAACAGAAGTAACAGAGAGTAACTTGCTAAGAATTGGTAACGTTATTACAACAGCTAGGTTATTATTAGAACAAGAAAATCAAGTTGTACATATTCTAGCTGATAAATTAGAACAATTTATATCAAAGAGCATTATACAAGAAGAAACAAATGGAAGTGGAAGTTTAACTGATAGTTTTTCTACGCCTTTTCAATTAGAATCCGATTCTCCTCAAAATTTAACCGAACAGATTAAATCTATTGAATATATTCCAAATAATGATGAGGATCACTTAGTATATTTTGGCAATGCAGAAACACTAGGGTTATCTGAAACATGGACTAGTTTAAAGACCAATTCGATTGCTGTTGATATGGTTTCTAGACGAAATCTATCCATAGAAACAATAGCTCAAACAAGCAGTGGCAATGGTGTGGATATTCCTTCCGAGGAGTTTAGAACTGTGCCTGATGGAGTCCAAAAAGGATTCAACGGACACTTAAAAATTTCAATGAATGGTTCCCCTTTTGTCAATAAAATTAAATTAAATACTCAGAGTGATGTTACCATAAGAAATATAAGATTTAATAGTGTAGAGTCCGACGATGAATTATCAGGTTCAGCATTTTCTGGAGAACTTAGTTTAGTTCCAACTGCCGCTGATATTATATATATGGATATAGATTTTGTTTCTCCAGTACCTTTTACAACTTATGGAATATACGATCAAGAGGAGAATGCAGTAACAGATTTAATTTTTATGCCAAATTCAGACTACAATATGGAGTTCTCTCCATCAGGATTAAATGCTATTTATGAAAGGTCAAGATTAATATTGGACCCAATATATTTATTATCAGAAACTTATAGGGATACAACTGAATATACTTTAGGAGACTATTACTGTAAAGGCGGGAGTTTAAAAAGTATTTATATGATTACCCAAGAAACTATTCCAGATGAATTTGAACCTGGAACGTTCATTAAATATTTTCTTATACTTAATGAAAAGGAATATCCTATCACTCCTCAAAATAAAATTGGGGATAATCCTTCTACATATGTACTTAATAGTACTCTGGGTAGTGAAATAAAAAACACACTGGTTCAAAAGGGGGATATGGCTTTCATAGAGGGAGATAATACAATAACATGGCAAATAAAGGTAATTTTAACCAGACCAAGTACTCAGACTAATATGACTCCCAGTTTATCTGCGATTAATTTTACATATACAACAACTAGTTATGATAATCTGGTAGAATAAATGTATAGCTCTAGACAACTACAGATTATTGAAAATTTAACTAGAGAGTTCCTGTCAGACAAAGGCAGATTACCCACTAAACAAGAATTAGAAAAACATCTTAATAGAACTAAAGAGTATGCTCCTTTTGTTTCTCCAAAAGTACCTTTGAAGAATGCCCTTAGTAATGCTTCATATATAACGAAAACTTTAAGAGACCTTTTGCTAGATAGTAATTCAATACAAGAATTAATCAAAAAATTAATAGGTAAAATTGAAAGAATATTAACAACTAGTAAAGCTGAATTAGAATCTATACAGAAAAGAGCAGCTAGATTACTAGAATTATATGAAAGTACTGATTTTAAAACTTCTATATATAATGATTTTCCGGGGGTACCCGATGAAGAATCTTATAATGTTCATTATGATGCGTCCGGTATAAAAATATTACCATCTACTAGCGAAGAATTAACTTATACTCATGGTATAAATAGCTATAGTGCTGATGGAACTAATGTAACTTTACAAATAATAAGTACTTCAAATCCATTAGCTGTTTTAGCAAATGGTGTATCTGAAGGGGCAAAAGGTATATCTATTGCTGTTTCTCTTAGTAATGCTCCAGTATATGTATCATCCATTTATATACAATGTGCTCCTATTACTATAGAAATATTAGTAAATAATATTTCTATAGTTACAAAAGATGTTATTGGAAGTGAAACGTTTATAATAGGAGATGAAGTAACTTCTTTAGAAATTCGAGCATATGATACAACCCCACAAGTAATGGTAACAATAGATACTTTTCAAATATTTAAATCTGTTTATGGAACAGACGAGGGTTTTGATACTGGAGTTTATATTTCTCCAAAACTAGATTTGGGAAAAGAGAATGGAAGAACTATTTTTTCTCCAAGTGTTTATATACCAGCAAATGCAGGTATAGTGTGGTATTATTCAACAGATTATGGGGTTTCTGGACCAAGTGCAGATTGGACTATTGTTGAAAAAGATGAAAATGAAGTAATGCATTTGTGGTGGAATTCTTTGGGACAAACAGGATCAATAATTAACACTACAAGTACCTCAGGTAATCTAGCAAATATAGCAAGCTTAGCTCAGTTAGCTTCGCCTGGAGCAAGTGGAGCAAGTGGAGCAAGTGGAGCAAGTGGAGCAAGTGTACCTTTTTCTATTTTAGAATATCAGGACTTAAAAGTACAAGCAGGACTTGGTAATATTATTTTTATAGCTGATGTGGATCTTAAATTGTATAGGTTTACTACACATATGGAGATAGACGAGGCAGGGTATCTATTTGAATTTACTAACCCAACTACAGATGAAGGAAAACTTATTACAAATGTAAGTATAGTGTCTTCAACATTTACACATAACGAAATAACAGGAAGTACTGATGTAGTATCAATTGAAGTTCCAGCAGGCAAACATAAGGTTAATATAGAACTACTTGAAGATGATAGATTTCTAGAAATGGTGAATAATGATGGTAATTTAGATTTTTCAAATATAGTAGATAAAATATCAAATAAATTTGGAGTTGAATTTAATCCTAGAAATATATTTAACAAAGATTATTTAGGAAGAACTCCTACTGTAAGTATACAGCCTAATACATTAACCGACGTGGATTATACAACTATTCACTACATGAGACCTCTGGATAGATTTAATTCAATGTGTATTTTACCTTCTACAATAGTGCAGGTAGAAAATTGGTCAAGTTCCCCCGAATTATATTCTATTGTTCCCATTTCTGATGTATATACAAAGAATGCCGAATATAGTGCCATAAAAGAAACTCACACATATGGAGGATCAGGCGGTAATTGGTATTATCTAAACGAGTTATACCATAGTCCAACCGGAGCTACAGGTATTGACGTCACTACATATGTTGGTTCTACTGGAGGTATTTGTTATGGATATGATAGTAATCCTATTCTTGATCCTACTACAGATCTATGTGCTAGTCATGATTACGATTTTCTAATAGTGCCAGATACTACTGCCTCCCGTCAAGATGAATTCTATTACAGAGGACTAGACCCAGTAGCTGTATTTGAATTAGAATGGTCTGCTAAACCTGGAGCTACTGCTAGTATTGCAGCGTCTAGTTATAATACAACAGACTATTGGACCTGTAATTCATGTGTAACAGGAGCTACGTTTTTACTAAGTAGAGAGCCTGATGAGGCTCCTACAGCAATAGAATCAGCTGGAATTACTTATGGAGTCACATATTCTGGTCCGACCGGACCTGGGGAAAATGGTGGAACAATACATTTAGCAGAAGCCCCTCTTTCTTCATCGATGACCTTTATCGTAGACTATGATGCTACTGCAAGTATTAGAGACCATGTTGCAGGTACGTCTCTTGTTATGGTACAAAATTTACCAGCATTTCCTGATGGAGCTACTGCCGTAGAGGGTCTAGAGTTAGGTATAAGTTTAACTGAATTTAGTGGAACTGAGGCTGCACCAGAAGATTTTACATTACATCATGATGTTTTTTCCGTTATATCTTTAGAATATTTGAGTGGGGAAGGGGTTACAGCTACTCTAACTGGCTGGACTAGTGGAGCAGAAGGAGCCATAGGTGGAGCTTTATTGGCTATAAATGGTCAGACTATAACAGTTAATACTCAAAATTTAACACTAGATCAAACTCTATTCATAACCTATGATACTATGGACTTATCACAAGGCTATCCTTTTGGTTTAAGTTACAATTATTTTAATCCAGTGTCTTATCATTTTTCGTATGATTACGTTGAAAAAGAGTATCTAACTGCTACTGAAATTTATGGTAGTACTGGAATGTTAGCGCATTTTTATGACATATCTTATTATATACCGGAAACGGATGATGATGGGATTTATTTAAAAGCAGTTATGCAGGGCACTGACTCAGAAACCCCTATAATAAGAAGGATTAGATTTAATAATGAATAGTAATAAGACAAGTAAAACTACAATAAGAAGTGGGTATCCTCTTGAGAGCGATAAGATGAATCAGACTATAGAACATTTTCTTTATGATATAGCAGTTATCTTATCAACCCCGATGCCTGGACTAATTAATAACGAGAGTATGGATTTGTATTTTGGTGCAACAGGTTATGTAAATGAATACGTAGAAAACCTAAATCAAAGTCAACTGGGTATCCAAAAGATAGGAGACCTCATAGAAAAAGACCATACATCTAATTGGAGACAAGTCTAATGAGTTATGATCCATTTGACTATGGCGATCAACTAAACCCTGAAAAGCTAAATAATAAATTAGAGCAAATAAATAAATTATTGTCTCGTGCCTATGTACACAATAATGAACTACGTAAACGAGTTGAAACTTTAAATATAGCTTTTTCTTTAGCCAATGAGGATTTAGCAGGGGCTACTATAGGAACCTCTACAGGTTATACTGAAGCTTCAGTAGGAGCGAGTGGTCATGAGGTAATTATAGGAGGCAAGCATTTTTCTGCTGATTATACCAGTACTAGTGTCACTGTTATAGACACCAACAACACACAAGACGATAACTATAGTCTTATTCTTTCTAATACCGATACTGTAAGTAGAATACCACTTACTCTTAATTTATTCAATGAGTTAGAGCCAAGCTTAGGAACTATATTAACGTCTTCTTTAGATGATTTTGATCAAACTAAACTCTGGACAATGTTAAGCCCATCTGCTGTTTGGGCAGATACTAGTGCTTCTGCAACGGGTACTATTTATATTGAAGTACCTGCTACTTTAACACCTTTACTAAATAGAATCACTATTAAACCTATCACAGGTACAGGATATAAACTACAGTATGAAGATTTTGGAGGAGTTTATCATTTTGTTGACCCAACCATGAGTAATGGCTATCATACTGGAATGAATACTTATCATATAGATGGAAGTAAATTTTCCGGTGTACTAGAGGTTATATTAAATGGTACTAATATATCTTCGTCTTACCATTATGGTCTCTCTACTATTAACATGGACTATAGAAAGTATGTAAGCACAGGGGATGCAACCATTGATCTTGCTCTAACTTCTAGTGTTGCTAAAAATTTAACATATGTAAATGCAAATTTTGAAGATAGTAATGATGTAGCTGCAGAGAATGCAATTATACGGATATCAGCAGGAGCAACGGGTGTAGCGTTTGACGATAATATTATATATGACTCTACTTATCATCAATATCCATTACTAACATCATCGTATCCTCTAGAGGATCATTCAAATACTATAGTAAATACAGTTTATATAAAAGTTACGTTAAAGCAGAAGACAGAGAATACGCCTGCACTTAAAGATTTAACTATAAGATATGAGGAGGTATAAATAAATGGCAAATGGTCCAGATAATAATGACCTATATCTGTTAGCTCTACTACTAAGAGAGGCATTAGAACAATCTTCTGCCATATCATCTGTTGATAGAGATTTAATAGCAGATGCTATCAATATAATAAAGAACTTAGAAAGTAAATTAAATAATTTAGCAACTAAATCATACGTGGATCTAAAAATAGGCAACGTAGAAGATATGTTAGGGCCTTTGATAGCGCAAATAGCTTCTATAACTACAAAAGTATCTAAAATAATGCTACCCGATACTCCGAGGTACTATTTAGAACAAAATGAAATTGATTTTATTAAAAAAAGTATGCCTCAAATTTCAAAAATGATGGTAGAATTAGAAAAGCTAAAAAATGATTTAATTATAAGTGCTTCACAGCAAAAGATAATCTAAAATAATCATGCAGGTTACGCTGAGAGGACATCATCGGGATACTTTCAAGCTTGCTCCCATAAATACACTAGAGGATGCTAGTACATTTATATACGGGGCAGTGGACGAAGATGGAACCCTTACACTAGAGCTAGAACTTATTGCTTGGAAGGTATGGATACGTCCAAGATTAAGTACTGTATTCAAGTTAGCCAGCGTAGATGTACCAGAAGTTCTTTACTATATACGAACTGCAAATCCCTTTATAGACTCACAAGGTGTAATTGACCTTGTACCTACAGCAGACCAAACTCTAATATCTATATTAGTGACAGATGCGTTCAATACTTTTCCTCATGTTCGTTTATATGATACCCTAAGAATAACTTTAATTCAAGATAACTTATATTTTGGAGGCCCTTCAGGGCCAAGTGGGCCCCCTGATCTTAGTGTTTTTACGTTTGATGGAACTGAAACCTCTATACCTATTATACACAGTGGTTCGACTCAAGACTTTAATTATACCATTGATTTATCAGGGCAATCATTTGAGTCTAATGGTACGTATGAATCTACTGAACTGTTAGATTATTATATAAGTTTAAGTCAAGTATCTGACAATCTGTTAGTTTTTCCGTCTGACCCCTTTACTATTGATAGCACAGATCCTACTATTACTCCAGGAAGTATTGCATTAACCAGTTCCTTTAGTACGGTTGCAACTAGCACTTCTACTCCTAGTGTACTTTTAATCACTGCTGGTGGTGCCATGGCAGATACACTTTCCGGAATGGCAAAAGTAAAAGCACAACCTTTTATAGGAGGTAGTGCTAATTATCAAGGAGCTTCTGCTGCGAACGTAGGATATGATCAATTACAAATATCATCACTTTCTTCTTGGGACGGACAGGCTTTATCTGAGTTAGAGGGATTTTCTGTTGTTGTTCATTCTTCTTTTTATAATACTACAGGTACCTGTACAATATCAACATCCCCTACCCCTATTGTAGTTGATGGAAATCTTGATATTACATGTGATGAAGCAGATATTTTAGGGACAGGTGTTACATTTAGTAACCATACTGTAGATTTTTATTTACTTCCACACGGTACCGTTGACGAACAAATAGATTATTGGGAGTATGATTTACAGTATGGAACAGGTCAATCCTATAATATACAACTTGATCTAGGAGTTCCATCTTATTGGATGACTATATATGGCGCTAAATATGGAGTTGCTATAGCTGCACAAGATAAAGCTGGTAATTATTCAAATGGAGCAGATGTTGACTTCTATCCCTCCTTAACCTTTGATCCTTATGGTCTTTTTCCTCCAGGCTTGGCTTGGAATTTTTTAGATGGGCAGACTGGGTCTAATGTTTATCCTAATGAAAATGGATGGTTTACTAGTAATCAACTGTGGATAGATATATTTCTTGTAGAGGTAATAGACAATGCCCCTGCAGCATGGATAGAGATTAATGAAGGGGACCCTACTGATGATGATGACTGGAATGTTGCAAATGTAGCTCCTGGACAGGGTGCAAAATATCAGTTTCAAACACAAGGTACCTACTCTTTTTATGTAAGATCTGTGAACACAGAAGGATTAGCAACAACGCCTTATAAAATTGAATATCAGTGGGATAGTATTAAACCTACTATAACAGGTGTTGCTTGTGTTAGTTCTGAATATGTAGATTGCGTTCCTCCAGGTAGTAATGCTCCTATATCTGGTTTTAATAGGATATATTTCACGTGGAGTAATAGTGGCCTAAGTTTAAATGATGGGGACCCTGCTTTACAAGGGTACACAGGCTCATCTTCGGGAATTGAATCATTTATAATACATAAAAGTTCTAGTTTACCAGTGGTTGATTCTAATTCTAATCCTGTTAAGAGTTTCCCTGCTGAGTCCAGTACAATTTTAGAAGATGGAAACTTGGTACTAATAGACGCGGGTGTGCCTTATGCTTTATGGAATTTCGGTCTAGAATATCAGTGGTATCTTGGATGGGAGAATGATTTCCTTACTGGACCTACTTTTCTGACAGAAACTGAGAGTATGACCCAGATAGATTTATCAATATATCCGGGGCACCCTAAACCAGATGGTACTTACTATGTATATGGTACTTGGGTTAACCTAGAACCTGATGATATTACTGAAATTGCAACTGTTCCTACGACTTCTGAGGAATATACTGATACAAGTTTTTCTTTAACGGGTACCAATACAACTGATTACTATTATTGGCTTTCTGTTAAAGACAGAGCAGGCCATATAAGTGCTGGTACATCTTTAAAACCTCTTCCATTTTTATTAGTCAATAGTGAGGCTTTACATACGGTTCCTCTGGTACCGGCAGACGTAGATGGACAGTTACAATTAGTAAAAACGATCCTACAAAAGGATACAATTGGTGCGCATGGATGGGAAACCTATGCTGCAACATCCCTTTATGGGGTTAGTGTGCCCATTGGAGCTGTTTCAGTAATAACAGATCTAATTTATAACAGAGTAAGTCTTTATCATTCCAAAGTAACAGCTATCACAGCTATTGAATATTATAATCCAAATACAAGTGGGTGGGCTTCAGTTTCTTCACCAACAATAAATGGAAATGATGTATCACTAGGGTATGCTGTTAATGGTGCCGGCGTTAACAGCAACAGTATCACAGTAGATTTACAGGTCAGTAGCTTAGCTCAAATAGATTTTGGAGGAGGGTGGGCCCCGGAAAACTATAACTTTACAACAGGGCAAACAGTTATAGAATATGGAATGACTGGAGACGGAGTATGTACGCCAGTAGGAGCAGCTTCCTTATCAGGTTGTACAGGAGATTGGACTTTAAATAAGCATTTTCATGATACCTTTATAATTAGTGTAGATAATAATAATCCTACTATAACATTTGATCCACCTTTACCTACTTTTAATACATCCGTATTTGTACTTAATAGAATTGGAACTTTACTACCTAGTCATAAAACAACAACGGTATCCTTTACACCAGTTGACGAAATGTATTCATGGAGATTTATTGTAGCCGGTAATCCTGCAGCCGATTGTAGTGGAGGTACATTTACAGATGAATTTGGTTGTACCAGTGATGGTGAAACTTGGCTTAATAAAGAATTTGAAACAAGTGATTTTAACTTTGATTCTTTTCTAGCTGCTGATTTAATAGTAGGAGGTACCCTAAGGTTAGAAACAGGATTAAGTATCTGGAGTGGTGGATATACAGGAGGACAACCTCAAGGATCTGGTATAATTTTAGATCAACTAGGAATGCAGATGTTTGACTCTTCTGGGAATTTAGTTGTTAGGTTGGATGCTGGTGCTGAAGTAGGGACAGGAGGTTCTTTTAAATTTGGTAGTCAGCATTCTAATTTATCTTTTGATACCACTTCAGGTAATTTACTATTAGTAGGAACCCTTACCCAAATAATGCCAGACCCGGATATACCTTTTCCTATGGTACAACGCGGTATATGGGTCTATGATTATAATACACCAGATGGATATTCCCCTGGTTCAATAGTATTATGGAATGGAGGATGTCAGAATTCTGACCAAACAGACGAAGCAGGATGTACGGTGGCTGGAGGGAATTGGCTAGGAGAAGGAGATGGTAATTATTATATAAACTCCGTAGGCGGAGGACAAACTGCAAATAACTCATTATATCCACCTAATGCTCCATGGGACTTATTTGCAGTAAATGCACCACAATCAGCAAAAGTAATATCTATTCATGCATCTTCTCAAGTATTTGTAGTTCCAAGTGGTGTGACTACTTGGGCCTTACCTCTTTATTCACAGATAGATGTGGACAGTCAAGGTATATTTCCCGAGAGTGGTGATTGGGAAATAGAAGCCATAGGTTATATTGGGTCAACCCCTTACTCTATACCTTTATTTGCTGGAACCATAGGTCCTAATTTCTCTTGTAATGGTGCTACCTGTAGTATGACAGATGGGCTCCAATATACTAATGGAACGACTGCTAGATTATGGTCCGCTGCATTAGTTAGAGGTATTAGTATAGATCAAGCAGGTCAATATATTGATCATTCCCCAGAGAGATTTGACTATGCAGAATGTTCTATTACAGTTGTTAACACAGTTGATGGTGCAACTTATGATGACACAGTAACAGTCATACTAGCAGACGATGGTAGTGATTCATTCAACGTAATTCTCTCCAACGAAAGCCACTTAGTTCAAACATTTTCAGATGGATACTCATATGGAGATTGGACTAATAGTTTTACGGTTGTTACTTTATTACAAGGTACTCAAGTACAACAAGAGACATGGGTAGCTGTTGTAGATTATGGACCAACTTTTGATGTAAACAGTATGGACTATATTGAGGTGGGCTCTAGCAAAGAAATAGAAATATCGTATAATGGTTCTGCAACACCTACTGTTTCTGTAGATTTAACAGGGCCAAATTTTGCTAGTACACAATCCATTTATGTGGATATAGGAGTTTGGCAAACGGAAGATGATTTTACTGCTGATCCAAATAATCCTCCAGTAACTAAAACATTTAATATATCTAAAGCAATACAAGGGCAAACAGGAAGTGGAGCACAATCACTTAGCTTAGCAGCCTCTTCTCAATTCTTTTTATTTGATGGTTCATTTGGTGTACCTCAAAACGGCGCAGCTATAATAGATTTCACAGCAGGGTATTTAAATATAGATCAACATACCACAGGCTGGCGAGTAAAGGTACTAGACAATGCAACAGGTGGTTATATTTATCTCCCATACAATGATGCCGTGTGGGGAGGTAATAATCCACAGTCAACATCTGCCTCTATCAGTGTTACTGATTTTGTAACAGAAATAGAAGGTCCCTATACAGTAAGTGAGGCAACGATACAAGTATGGGATACGGGACCAACTAGCTTTAGCTATGATACTGCCTTGTACAAAGACGAACTAACAATTCATCAACTTTTCTCTGGAGCAGATTCTTATAATATTATATTATCTAATGAGACTTACATAGAGAGCTCGGGGTCGGTTATTACTGATATTACAACAGATATAGAAGTGAATACCTATCATGGTACCAGTTTAATAAATTCAGAGGCTATAATAAGTTTCAGTGGAGGACCGGGGGTAACTGCTTTAGGAACAACTGGATCTAGCTATATACCTTTACCAGGAAATATAGCTCCAACTGGTACATTTGAATTTAGAGTTACCTTAAATGTAGAGGTTAACAATAGCTATGCTGAGTTTGCAGTAGAGCATAATGGACAGGCAATAACAACTAAACAATTTAATATTACAAGAGTAATAGATGGAGAAGTAGCACATGTATTTTTCCTTAATCCAGAAAGTCAGGTAATTGTTTTTGATGAAACAGGAACTGCTATCACTCCATTTGTAAATATAGATGCTCAAACTTCTTTAGTAACTGATTCAAATGATGATATTGATTGGTTTATTCTAGATGCAGCAGGTGCTACAATAGATTCTGCTACAGGAGGCTCTTCTGGATCCTATATAGAATTTGTACAACCAGATATAATATCAGTTAATGCAAGCGGAATCTTTCAAGATAATTTTGGAATTTTCAGTGATAAGAAATTTAAAGTGTTTGCAGAACATCAAGGAGTAACTGGATTTTCCGGTTCTTCCTCTTCAGATACAACTACATTACATTTAGTACAAGAACCTGCATCTGTTCAATCTTTTGAATTAACGCAGACCTCTGAATCATTCTTATATGGTCAAGACGTTAGTGAAGACGGCCCAACTGCCATTATAGCAACGGTTGTAAAAACATCAAATCTTCCAGGGTTATCAAATTTTACTTGCAGCCTTCCTTTATGTAGGGAAAACCCGGGAGGTAGTCTAATAGGAGGAGGTGGAACTGCAGGTACAGCATTAGCTTCAGTAAAAGTTCTTCAGTCAGAGTTTACAGCTTCAGGTGCCCAGACTATGTCTATAACAGCTACTTATCCAGGGGCAACATTTGCCGATGAGAGATCTGATACAATAACTATACATAAATTACAATCGGGTTCAGATGTTTTAACTGTATATGGTACTCAACAAGATGCCACTATAACCATGGGACCTGAAGGATTTCCTAATTCTGCAGAGCTAGTTCCCACTCGTTCTTTCATAAAAGTTTTTAGAGGATCAGAGGAAATGCCTTATCAATGGAATGGGCCTAGTGGTGGAAATCTGGGCTGTAATCAACCAGGAAGTTGGGAAGCTATAAACACTTACTGTATTTGGGCAGGGCCATCTGGTGACTGGTCTGGTCCAGGAGGAGCAGGATCTACAGGATCTGCTTTTAGTATAGGAGCTACAGGATTAGTAGAAAATTTGTTATCAGATGAGTATCCTTCTAGCATGCTGCAGGCCAATGACATTGAAGCTGATCAATTATCCTATTATCTATGGATAAGATATACAGATAATAATAGTAGTCAAGTTGATGTTCCAATACAACATACTGTAAGTATAGTTAGAGCTGGTCAAGATGGTTCTCATGCAAAATCAATTAATGTTTATACAGATTCTGACTTCTTTACACAATCGGCAAGTGGAACCGTTTCTCCAGAGTATATTATTGTTAGAGCTGGACTACAGAATATTACTAACGATGGAGTCTGGAATATATCTGCAGGATCATCGTCAGCTAGCTGTCCAGAGATTTCATGTGCTACAGGAGGAATTACAGCACCATATATAGCTATAGGAGCTTCTGGAGATTTTTCTGACGGCATGACGGTATCTTACCAAAGTGAGGGTGTAGTAGATATAGTAACCTTGCACAAACTTATAGACGGAGCTAATAGTGTATCAGGCTTCTTAACTAATGAAGCATACACTGCTCCAGCGGACTCAGATGGAGGAAATACAGATCTCTCTGGGGCAATAGGACAATTTAAAGTATATGATGGTATTATAGAAAAAACACAATCTATGTCTGTAAATTATAACTACACCGGTAGTGTAGATGGAATATTTTTTACAAGTGGAGTAAGTGTACTTTATGGAAATGCGGAATGTGACATAGGATCTACTGGTTTATACACTTGTATTGCTACTGTTTCTGGTGCAACGTTTGAGGATTCTGGAATAGAATTTTTAGCACAATATAATAATGTAAATTTAAGAAAAACTTTTAATATAAATAAGAGTTCAGCAGGTCAATCAGCTTTTACGATCTTTCTAACTAATGAAAATCATACTTACTCTGGATTATCGGGGGTTCCTCTGACATCTCAACAGATGTTGGCTGGTACTTTTAATGTTAATGTTAAACTAGGAACAACTGCCTATACATATTCTGAATCGTCAGGTACTCCTGGTACTTATACTATTGATAATTTAGGAGTTACAGGGGATGCTGGAGCAACAAGTATAGCTGGAGTAACGGGTCTTACAGACGACGGTAATGATAATTTTCTATTTAAGCCTACACCTGCTGCCGGATCAATTTCCAGTGAAGATGCTATTAAAAATGCAAAGGTTACTTTTAGAATAAGAGACGGGCATAACACGGCTTTACAATGGAATATGACAGTTTCTTATTCTAAAACTTTAGATGGTATAGATGGAGGGATAGGTCCATCTGGACCTACTGGATATACATCACCGACTGTAGCTGCTGTTACACCTGTAACTGATATTATATTATACGATTATGTTGCTCCGGGTACTGGATTAATCCATGGATATGTTGATAATACTTATCAAAAATTTAAAATAAGTGATGCATCTTTTAGACCAAGTAATGTCTATATCCCTGGTATATCTAGAGACTGGGAGATTGTATCTATTCCCGGACATACCCCTGCTCCTAGCGGATCATGGTTGTGTAATGATTCGGACCCCACTAATATTAATACAGTGTGTTGTGGAGGAACAGCTCTTGGTTATAGTTGTGTAGATGATTTAGAAGATATATGGCTATATCCACAATCATTTATTGTGGATTCATTTCCTATAGGTTTTGGAATTAAATTAACAACAGACGATAGCTCTATTAATAGTCCTGCCACTGTTACTACAGAAATACAAGGAATATTAGGACCTGCTGGAGGAGTCACAGATGCTATTATTAATGTAGTAGGTTCAGCAAACACATTAGTGTTTGATGAAAGTGGACCTACGTTTTCTGTGACCTTAACAGATGCATCATTTTATTCAGAAGGAGCTACTGCATTTAGATATTGGGAAATTCCTGATGCATTTACTGGAGCTTCCTTTGGATTTTCTGGAACGTCAGGTACTACTGCTGATGGGGCCGGCTCTGCATCTATTGAGCTGTGGCCAACAGATACTTCTTCTGTGGGTACCCATGAATTTTCACTGACAGCTAGAAATTGGTCAGGATTTACAGGAGAAGGTACTGATACCTGGAATGTACAAATTATAGATGTAACTGCTATAATAGGGCCTACTGGAATTCCTCCTTATGAAGACTATGCTTATACTATTGCATCAGTAGGAGCAACTCCTGCAGGACCTACAGGTTATATTTATATAAGTGGGGCTACTCCTGCAGGCTTTACAGCAGATGCAATATGGTCAGCAGAACCCCTAAGTGTGCCTTACCCTGCTCTTCAAAACGAAGCACTTTGGATATCTCAAATTACTATTTCAGGAGATACAGGTTATCCTATTACTGGATGGACTGAAGCAATAATAATAGGATATGGAGGTATTGATGGAGTTGATGTAAGACTTCCCCAGCTTACTTCAAGTGGAAATACATTTCAAACCACAGGAATTAATACAGTTACAGTTACTACTGGATCTAGTCCAGGTAGTTGGAAAATAAACTATGATAATTATGATAAGAATAAATCCTTAAGTAGTACATGGAGATGGGGACATGGTCATTTCTTTGCCGCAGGAGGAACTACTGACGGAGCTACACCGGGAGCCGGAAATGGTACTAATTTGGCAGTCTTAGGACCGTTTAACTCCAGTTCATTTGGTGCAAGTGGTGACGGAGGAGTTATAAGTAAATTTTATCTACCAGGACATAAAAAAATAAGAGTTCATGCAAAATTAAAATTACTAAATGCTTATTGGGATGAAAGCTTCTATGACCTACGTAGTAATTTAAAACTAAAGGTATGGAATGCTGAACCAACAGATACTAATGATATAGGACTCTGGGAGTATAATTTAAACCAAGGAGGAACTGCACTTAATTATTGTAAGAATAGTTCCAATGAAGAGTTTGGAAAAGGAGGATACTCACACTATCTACGTGCAGGTGGTCCTTTTGAAGAAGCATGGTTCTATTGGTTCGTAGATGGAGATGGAGCAATAGGACAACCTGGATGGCAAGTTGGTCCTATAGATGGTCCTATAGCAACACGGGACTGGTTTACTATAAACTACAAAAAGGAACATGATCCTACTCCAAACGCTTCAAATAGTGGAGATGAATATCCATCTGTATGTGATATTGAGATTTCCACAGGATGGTTAGATGGAACAGACTGGGAGTGGTCTCCAACAGGAACTGATGAGTCCATTGCTTATTATGTAGCTATAGAGCAAACTGGACCTACTGCTGCATGGTCTAGTAATAGCTATAGTAATGCAGGAGCTTGTTGGGTAATCAGTGAATTAACTGTTGATTTTATAGATATATTACCAGAATATATCGATATTACTGCCCAGCTATATATCGGAGGAGATCCTTACAATATATATAATATAGTATGGGATGGCTGGGGAGCTACTTCAACCTACGCTGCCACAGCAACGGCTAGGGTTTTTCATTCAGATATATATTTAGATCAAGAAATATCTGCAGAATTTAACGATGCTCCAACAGGAGGAGCATTCTATGAACCTAGTTTAGAGTTAATAGATTTATCAGATACTACTCCTAGTATGGGAGTTGTTACATCTATAAATTATGAAGCAACTGGTAATGTATTTAGATATCTTTACCCCGGTAATCCAGCTTATCCATCTACAATCATATTACGAGCAGTTCTAACAAATACACAGAATGGAACTGAAATAGATCCATTCTTTGGAGAAAGTGCTCTTCAATCTATACAATATATATGGAAAGTAGCTACTATAACAGGATTTACAGATCCTGTATGGATTGATCCTGATAGTGGAATCTGTGATGCTCCCTGTAATCAACAAGCAATTGGTATACATCATTCTTATGTTACAAATTCCATGGCAGTAAAATGTATTGCAACGGACATTATCTCTGGATTGAGTGATGAAGCTACTGTTACAATATATGATACTACAGATGGATCAACGGGCCCTGCTGGAGAAACGGGAGAGGCTGGTCCGCTCGGTGATCAAGGTGATCCAGGAGTCACTGGAGACCAAGGAGACGAAGGAGACACAGGTACCCAAGGAAACACAGGAAACACAGGAGACACAGGTACCCAAGGAACCACAGGAAACACAGGAGACACAGGTACCCAAGGAACCACAGGAACCACAGGAGATACAGGTACCCAAGGAACCACAGGAACCACAGGAGACACAGGTACCCAAGGAAACACGGGAAACACAGGAACCACAGGAGACACTGGATCTCAAGGAACCACAGGAACCACAGGAGACACAGGTACCCAAGGAAATCAGGGTGAGATAGGTAGTGATCAATTCACTCTTATTAATAGTAATCCAACTATAACAATAGCAGCACCGAGTTCTGATATAACTGACTTTTCGGGTATTGATTACACTAATGCTGTATCCACTTTAAAAATGTACAAGGGTGCTCAGGAAATAACTTACGATGCATCGAATCTTGCTAATACTTGGTATGTATTTCATAGCAATGCATTTACTTGTAGTAAGACAGATACATCTGGAGCCACAGCTTATACTTCTGAAATGCATTCTTTCGTAGGAAATAGCCCTGGTGCTGAATGGTTCATTAAATATAAAGATGATTCAGGAGTAAATCATAGTTTTTATAACCAGACTAGTATCAGTGTAAGTAGACCTGGCCTCGATGGCCAAGGTGCTAAAGTGGTATCAGTGGTTAGTGATAACCAAGTATTTAAAAAAGATGCATCAGGTAATATTACCCCAGATACGATTAAATTAAGAGCTCATACGACTAATTTAACTCAAGATGGAACTTGGACAGCTTCCGCAGGTACTCTATCTTCCTCAGATTCAGATATAGGATATTTTAGTGCAGGTGTAACCGGACCTACGGCTACTGTAGATTATGCTCACTTTGTACATGGCATGCAAATTAGCTATACTGCATCAATTGCTGATTTTTTTGTATACGATACTTATACTTTATATGAATTAGAAGATGGACCGACTGGATCTCAAGGAGACGAAGGAGACACTGGAGACACTGGATCTCAAGGAACCACAGGAACCACAGGAGATACAGGTACCCAAGGAACCACAGGAACCACAGGAGACACAGGTACCCAAGGAACCACAGGAACCACAGGAACCACAGGAGACACTGGATCTCAAGGAACCACAGGAACCACAGGAGACACAGGTACCCAAGGAAACACAGGAAACACAGGAGATACAGGTACCCAAGGAACCACAGGAACCACAGGAGATACAGGT